ATTATTATTTACTATATTGAAAATAAATAAACCGCCCAAGATCCACGTTTTCCAACTAAGACTTATATTTTGTTCGAGAAACTAACCGCGCAGACTGTATGGTACTTAAAGGCTTTGCCTCATAAGTGACCCATAAGTCGAAAGTGGATAAAAAATTATCTTGCCTTAATTAATCGCTTCTTCTGGCTCTGTCAAAATCTTGCTTTTTGTTAAATCATTTTTTCGGTCTATCCCAGTATGGGCTTTTGCATTTCGGGCATACTCTTGATTGAGAATTTTTATTGCGGGGAAGCCACTCGTGCCCACAGCGATAACATTTATTTCCAATGAGGTTAATGTTAGCTCCAGCTACCTCTTTTTTACCCCTATTCTCTTTTGAATTGCTCATGTTATTAAACATGATGTTATACCTATATATAAATATTTTTATTATATCTTCAATATAATACCTATATATCACAGTTATACCTCTCTATAACATAACAACCATGATAGGAAATGAATGAGTTAGGATTAGAAACAAACTTTTACCTCAAAAGTCAGAAGAGTGCCCCCAAAGTTTAACTTATGAAAGAGAAAAGAAGAAATAAAAGGGCTCAGAAGCCCTCAAACAAGACCTACAGTTTGTTTCTCAGGCTGTCCCTAAGTCCTGCAAGTCCTAAGCTTGCCAATACAAGCTGAACAGCGCCATTAGCGTCAAGGTAACCACCAAAATAACCGCCAACAGCATAAATGAACGTCGCAAGACTGACAAGAAAGGTTTTCTTTCCAGACAGACCACTCCATAATTCATCTATTGCTTTTTTTAGTCCCATTGTTTCATTCCTCCATCTTTTAGTAGATGATTCCGACACAAATATACTTCACTTTCTTATAAGGGGTATAGAGTGTTTTTCCTGTGAACTCTCCTTCAGAATTTACTGTCACAAAATCCTGATCTTTCCAGACCACATTATCTCCAAGTGTAACTATTCCCTCAGCTTTCAATTCAATGATCCTATGGATGACAAGTGGATGATCTCCCCTGTCGAAAACCACAATATCTCCCACTTGTAATTCATCTTTGTTTTTGAAAGGGACAACTAAAACTTTATGGCCTGCATCCATTAAAGGCTCCATTGAATTCGTATCTGCAATTCCGAAAATTTCCCCTTTTGCGTTCACTTCAAGACTACGGGTGATATCATTCATAAAGGGATAATTAATAGAGAGTCTGACTTTGGGGCTTGAAAGTTCTTTCGCACTCTCAGTAAGTTTAATTCTTTTCTTTTCACCATATAATCTCTCATTGATATAAGGGATGATACTGGTGAATTTTTCGATGAACTTTTTACTCCATTTCATGTTTTATAAAGGAATGATGATTAAGTTTCCTGCCGTTGGTGGAGTCACCCAAATCAAAGTCTGATCATCCAAAGTCGAAAGAGTGTTGAACATCAAGGGAGTCGTATCTGTGGCGTTATTATAAATTAAAGGCAATGGTCGCACATAGAAACTCACACCATCGCTCGTAGAAACAATGAAAGAAGGATAACCCAAGTTTACGGCGGCGACAGACTGAGGATAAACGATGCAATATGCTGTCTGGGTTCCGGTGGCGACCGCCCAATTCGTGATTCCTGATTCGGTCGGTGCGCTCGCACTTGTGATGGCCGCCGCTCTTGCTGCGTTTGCGGCTCCTCCGAATAACCAGACTCCGTCATAAGCCTCATCGGTGTTTCTGCATTCTCCCAAAGCACGAACATAGGCCGTTCCGTTTATTGCGAATCCGCTCTTTGCTGGGCTGTCAGTATTATCATTAAATCCAGTAGTTGCGAAAGAAGCACCCGCATCGGTGCTTTTGAAAGTTACAATTCCTCCAGTATCAATTACAAAAACAGTATCTTGATAAGTAGCAAGGAAAGCAATATTTCCAGAAATTGCTGCGAGATTGGTCTGGCTGAAGTTTGCTCCACTATCTGTACTGACCCAGAAGCCGTCATTCGCAGCCGCAATACCCACCACATAAATGTTGTCATTAGTTCCTGCTACGTTTCTCTCCATGTGAACATCTCGAATGGTTGTGACGTTTGCTAATTGACCTGTTGCGGGTGTATTCCAGGTAGCTCCGGAATCGGTTGTATATCTCACATGACCGTCATTAGTTACGAAAACTCCTTTTGTCCTATCAGTTCTATGGCTTGCACCAACAAGATAAATTCCGGAGGGAGCCGTAAATCCAGCCGCATAAGTTAATCCGCTATTGGTAGTTAATCTTCCACTGACTGCCGCTCCGACGACCCATCTTGTTGCACTAAAACCAATAACTGCAGAAATTTGATTTCCGTTGCCAGGATTAAGATTCTGATCGAGTTCCCGTATCCATTTCGCGTTTGTGTCTTTGTTCGATTGAACGGTTATATCATTCACTCCGTCTTTTGCTCCTCCTGCGCTTGAATTTGCTCCGAAGACATCTCCATCTGCGAAGTTAACTGATAATGTAACATCACTTCCGACCATAATTAATCACCCTTAGCTTGTTTCTGCTGAAGATATTCCAGAATATGCCCGCCTGCAACAATAGCTTTATTGTCCAGCCACCAAGTCACAAAGTCAGACCATTCCTGGTTTGTCCAGTGTGTTAATGGTTTCATATATTCACAGGCCTGTGAGCTGCATTTCAGATTCAGTTTGTCTTTTTTAACAGCCAGACTTAACTTGTCCAGGACTTCTTTCTGTTCTAATCTTAATTTTAATGCCACCATAGTTTCACCTTCATAATTGTGTTAATTTGTGTCTTTCTATAAAAATAATCTCATCAGAACTGCTCTTGCTTACTGCTGTGAAATTGCTGTGCGAGTTCATTAGAGGAGTCGCATCGTTATTGAAGACTCCAAATTCACTGACATTAAAGCCATTTGCCTGCGTGCTGGAAAGTCTGCATCTGATTGTTGTCTCATAATTTGTGGTATCATAGGTGGGATAGCTTGTTTCAAAGGTCTTTACTAAATTCGCTACACTCCACTGGCGCATGATATCATAAAGAACATCTCCTGCCACGAATGTGTCTCCTGCTGCGACGGTGGTTATTTCGATGATAAATTCGTTCATTGCCCCCGAAGGTGCCCCCCCGGCTCCTTGAGTTAATCCTGTAACAATCGTTGTTCCGCTACTTACCCAATTCCAGCCTGCGGCAAGTTGCGCACGTGTTCGAGCAAGTTCATAATATCTGTTTGCAGCATCTAAATTCGTCCTGATTCTCATACTTAGGGCCGTACCAGCTGCGACGAATTTTGCGAGAGCTGCGGCATTGAGTATATAAAGCCAAAAAGCGACAGGCTGGGTGCCTGTAAAATTTGCAGTCAGAGGAGTCAAAGTCCATGTTTTTGTCGCATTCGGGCCGACCGCATCAGCAAGAAGATTCTGGCTCTGTGCGTCCACCTGGCCTGCCCCCTCTTTGAATGTCACGATGTTGTCAGTCGAATTATCGGCACCATTTGAACCTGTGAGGGGGTTGCTTCCGTTGTCTATGACGGTGCCGTTTTCTATAGGCACTGGAGTTTCGATGGCTGTATTGGTGATTGCAGAAGTTGTCGTTCCGAGGCCTATCCTGAATCTACTCGGCTCTAAATAATCCACGTCTGCAGCAGCATTATAGATTCTATTCTGCATCATTAATAATCCGTTGTTGACAATGACACTCGAAGATGGCACATTAATCACCCTTTATGTAGTTACTTGAATATTTAATCTTGTGACGGTAGCCGCAGCGGCTCCTGATTCCGTTGCTCTCCATTGGATTCCCGTTGTATCTGCAACCGTAAATGTGTGGGTTTTGGCAACTCCTGTCGTAAGTCCTCCGGAAACTGTCTCAAAAGTAGTACCATCATTTCCGCTTACTTCCCAGGTGATTGTTCCCGTGAATGTTGCAGTTAAAGTTACGCTTACAGGAGTTTGTGCGTTATCCCAAAATGTTGAGCTTCGGGCAACTTGTGTAGCTGCAAAAGTCAAAGGAGGAGTCCACGTGGCTGTTGTTGCTCCTGCGTTCCTGAAATCTGTATCAAAGAACGTTTCTTCATATAGAAGATTAGGCCATATAAATCTTTGGCTTGCATAAGTGGGACTGAGATCGCCGAGCGTGCTGGTTCCTAAGATTCCTTGAGTTATGTGGTCAAGAATGAAAGCCGCAGGATTGTTGGTTCCGTTGAGAACTTCTAAATATCTTGATTTTGATTGTACAGTCATCAAATCGAATTCTCTCACTTCGCGAACTAACTCTTGATCTCCAGCGAATTTTCTTTCAAGTTCTTCAATTCTTTTTCTTGCATCATTTTCCGGAAGTCCTGATGCCATAGGTTCGTCTCCGACAATCAGTTCATCGAAACTGTCCGGATATCGATAAGTAATCTCCCGAATGACTAAAGACCTATTTTCAGTATTAATAGTATCGATGACAGTGACAGTCATTCCAGCTCGCATTCCCATGACACCAAAAACCCTTATAGTAGTATTCACAAAAGGATTGGCATAAGTTGAAAGGATCATGTTCATTCTTTTTTCTGCATCATCCACAGTAACGAAAGTATCGAAATGTTCGACTTTTTCATAAAGCCCGTAGGCATCGATGCTTGGATTATTCTGTCCTCTGACAGTAATTGGTTCGTAATAGGAGTATCTTGTTTCGACGAAATCCGCAGCTCCAGGCGTATAATTTGAAGTATTCCAAATAACTTGATCGATTTCGTTATCTACACTATAATCGAAATCGGCATCGGGTGTACTGTCTGGAATACCGCCGTCTCTTAATGTAGTCGGAGGATTGATTGCATTTGCAAAAACTTTGACGCTCACGGGTTTATGATCGAGCTGGATTGCAGTCTGTGTATAGCCGGCAGTTACTCCAATCTGCCCTGATTCTGTTGTCTCGACTTCACTGATTGCACCGACTAACTTAACACTGTTTGCCATCTGAGAATAATCATAAGTCCATTCTGGGATTTCCCCTATATTTGTTTCCAAACTAAGTGTTGTTGTGAAAACAGAAGTCCCGTAAGGCTCAAAATGAACCGTATCATCTTGAGAACTATAATAAAGTTGCCAGCCGAGAGTATCTTTCAAAATTTCTAATCTTTCAAGAAGATAATTATTTCTGAGAATGAATTTGTCAAGAACTAAAATTGCTCCACTCGCTATAACAGTAGCAGTGAGTCCTCCATGCGTTTCAATAATATCTTCTGCAATCGCACTAATCACGCCTGCTTGTGCATCGATAGTTCTATTATATGTCGTCGATGCGGTTCTCCTGCTGAGTATCCACAGTTTATCAAAAGCATCCATTCTATACGTTGTTCCGTCTTTCTTGAACTCACTTACAAATCCTCTAAAAATTGTTTCATCTGTACTTGTTGTCAGACCTCTTGTGATAATAACAAGCATATCTGAAGTCACTGTGAGATCGGAAGAAATTGTGGGAAGAAAGTGAATATTCGCAGTTGTCGGTTTATCATTCACAGTATCTATGACTTCATAATTAATCATCTTATCCGTTACATTTACGCCATCAATCGTGATTCTTGTTAAAAGTTCTCCCATATTTTACTCCGGAATAAGACTTGTTCCAACTATTAAATCCATAGAATAGGTAATTGATCCGCTATCTGGATTTTGCAGATCAGAACTTGTGGTATATTCAAAACGGTCAAATTTAACGGTCAGTGTTTGATTCCAACTACTGATATATCTTCTTTCACTTTGTCCTGTCCCAGGTGCCAGCCAACCTTCTAATTCATTTATAAAATCCAAAACTTCAGTATTTGTACCCGAATAAGATCCGTTGAGAACTATCCTTTTTGTTTTGGGAAATATTCCAATGGCACGAGTATTTGAAGTTCCTCCAGTAAAAGATGGTACCACGAAAATATTTGAATCAAGAAGCATAATCTCCTTATCTATATGATTTCTATTTATTGAAAGAGATGTATAAGGTGGTGTAGTATCAGTCGCATCAAGATTATTAAAATGGTATAATGGGACACCTGCGACAGTTGCTAAAGTTCCTTGTAAAACCATTTTTAACCTCTTGTGCTTCTTCTTCCGCTAAAAGCAGTTGCTTGTCTCGCAGACTTTTCTTCCTTTCTTGATGCATTAATCTGTGTTGCGCTTCCATCTCTCTTTCTGAAATCTTTATATTCTGGATTTCCGATCAAACCCAGTTCCATTGATTTTCTTTTACTTGCGCTATAGTATTCATTAAGAACTCTTCCGCCCGTTCCATAATCCCTGATTCGATCTTTAACATCTTCAACGGAAGCCATTCTACCTGAAAGACCCCCTTCGCTTCCGCGAGATCGATAACCCTGCGCTTCGAGTTCTGCTCTTCTTTCTGCACTTGCCGTTCCCAATTTATATTTCTTTTCTTGTATGACACCGACAACATCAATAAGTTCACCTACAAATTTTTTCGTTATAGTGAGTTCGTCTTCCTTTACTTGGTTTAATTTTTTGACTACGGAGATATTCTCTATGGAATTTTTATTGAGATTTGAAAGAAATTCGTCAGTCTTCAAAATATTTTTATCAAAATCTTTTAAATCCTGAGCATCTCTTTTTAAAATCTGTTCCCTTTCTTGAAAGGCCAACGACGGTTGATCTAAAGATAATTCTCCAGATATTGCACTTGTCGTCCCAGTTGTTCCTGTTGTTCCCTTATCTGGATTAAAAAAATCTATTGCTTTTTGAAATCCTTGAACGAAAAGACCAACAAAATCAATATTTAATCCTTTTTTTACCATCTGCCCTATGTTTTCTCCGATTGAGAAAAAAATATCAAATAATAATAAAAATGGAGTTGCTAGTATAGATAACCATTTCCCAATTACTGGAATTTCTCTGATGATGGTATTGTTTGCGTTTACTTGAGTTTCCACTAATTCTTTTTGTTTTGTTGGTTCTATTTGACCGAATGTTCCGACTCCCAATGAAGAAGAAACAGGAACAAGCCTCAATTCTGCGTTAATTGTAGCGACCATTTATATTCCTCGTTTTTAATTCTAATTCTTTTCTTTCATTCATCAAATTATCATACATGACAAGCATATTCATTCTTTTCTTGCTTAATTTATCGATTTCCGAAAATGACTGATGGTAAATTTTCGAAAAATATGAATAAACAAGCAATTCTGCTATCTCTTCATCAGTTGTTCTCCCCGTTTCTATCATCTGATGTATCGAGAAATTTCTCCCGATCGGTCACCTCATTAACTCTCTGATAAACTTCATGGAGCAGTTTTCTATTATTTCTGCTCAACAATTCGATGTTTTCAAGAGTTAATTCGAAAAAACAACTTTTAATGCTTGCAATTAGTAATAAATCGCCCAATTTGTCCGAGTCAATGAATTGGGTCGGCTGGCCCTTATAAAGATCATTCACAATGCTTTTTCTTTTCGCCTTCTTTTCATCTCCCCACGTTACCTCTCCGATGACTATTTCTCCCTCTACTTCTTGCAGAGTATTTGTTTTATAATCTTTGAATTTATGTTTCAATCTTATTTTCTCTTCCATGATTTCCCCTCCTTAGGATTATTATTTCTGAAGCCCAACTTAGGCTTTATGCAATCGTCCACCATCTAATGGGAACATTCTGTGCCCCATCCGCAAGTCCGGAATGTGCATGCCCACTTACAGTAACTTCCACGACTTCTCCAAGGATTATAGATTCGCTCCAGGAATCGAAAAAGACATTTTCGAGTTCGATCCTGACTTCTCGTTGAGTCGATGCTCCACCTTCACTGAGATCGAGATTCATAACGGCCGTGATAGGTGTTCCTGTCGTTAAAGGTGTATTTGCTGCATTGAAAAAGCTCACTTCTGGATTTGCGGCACCTAATAATGCAGTCGGATTTTTCGTACTTGCGGTATCATCGTATTTTTTCTTGAATGTTACATTAAAAGTGTATCTTCTTTTTCCCAAGCTCTGTCTCTGAATAAAACGACTTCCTATTGCTCTATGGATATTTGTATTATTATTTAGAGTAAGACTAAAACTCCGAATTTCCATAGCTTCCGGATCACCAACATTACCTAACTCAAAAGTCCCTTGCTGGAAAACGAATGTTCTCTGGGTAGGTGCAGTATAAGTTTCGAGCACCGTGGATCGGGTTGCATTTCTTCCGACCCAAGAGCAAGAAGCATTCAAGAGGCCACCTTCTGAAGCATTGAGAGTGAAACTCTTGAAAACGACACCATCAACTTGAAGAACTTGATCTTGCGTGTCTCCTTCACTTCCGAATTCGAGTGTTATTGTGGGAATATCTGTTCCTGAAGTATATCCTATGTTTCTCCTTTCTTGAAGTTCAAAAGGATCGGCGACAGTTCCTAAAACTCCCGCAAGATCCCCAATCATATATTGTACAAAGGTAAAATCGTTTATTTCCCAGTTGATCGAACCAGTAACTGAGAACGGACCCAAGACAGTCTGAGTCACATTTCTTCCTTCACCAATTCCTTGGCTTAGTAAATAATTATTTCCCATCTCGACAGAAGCCGAGGTTATCCTTCCGACGAAATTCGCAATTGTCGGAGTTCCTGGTGTTCCAAAAACAGTTTCTTCCGCATAGATAATGTAAGTTGAATTTCCATGATAATATTCGATTGTTGCTGCCATGTTAATCTTCCTCCAAAATTAAACATAATATTTTATAAGCATTCGGTCGAGTTCAGTAAAATTCTCAACTTCCAAACCCGATTCTTTCTTCTTCCATTTTCTCATAATCCCTCTCCAGCATTGAATGTTTGAAACTGATATTCAAGCGTATAGCGATAGATTCCTAAATCTTCATCAAATGGAAGGGGATTTCCACCTATCTTTTTGGGATTGAAAAGTGAATCGGAGAATCCCGTTCTCCAGTTGTTCTTAATATCCTTGATAATCTCCCTCGCGATCTTCTGAGCGCATTTCTTCCCCTCGAGCGGATAGATGTAGGTGCTGGTGATCGCCTGGGTATCATGCGCTGCAACATCAACTGAACTAAAATTTAAGTTTCCTGTGCTTCGGCTTACTTCAACAGTTCCTGCTGCGAGATCTGCTGGCGTCGTAAAGTTCGCATCTGTATTGACGAAACTCACAGTCCCGTAGGAAACTCCCCCATGCTGGACATTTGTGATTGTAGTGGGAACGAAATCATACGTGAATCTGTTGCTGTTTACTGTAGATACCATCGTTCCCAATGCTTCTGCCGTCACAGTAATGCTATAAAGTCTGTCTTTCTTTGCCACAACATCAATCTGGAAAGAAACTGTATCCAAGCTATTGTCATCAAAAATTCCCATTCTTTGGCCCGATTCAGTTAGAGCTGTTACTCCTATTCTCGGAAAGCTTGCATTTCCTAAGTCTTCAACTCTTGGGAAATCTTCATAAATCCATTGCCCGCTTCTCGAACTGTTCGGATCGGTAATCTGCGTTCTGAGAAAATTCACAAGTACTCTTTCAGGTTCAACCTTAACCAGTGTCATTTTGCCCTCCTTGGGTCTTTATATAGGACATCTTGTCCTCACCTTTTCTAAGTGTCTTGAATTTATAAACACAGATGTTAAGTTTTGACTGCGGCATCGAATCCCCTCTGTACTATCTCTTCCATTTTGTTCGGATTGAATAAAACTCTGCGGAAACTTGCGAACGGCATCATGCCTTTTGGCATTCCTTCTCTGTCTTTTGCTTTGAGATCTTTCTTTTTTATAGGATTTTCCGGGAATCTCTGAAAGCCGAATCTTCTCCAGAAATCGTAAGTTCCATATTCGAGATAAGAATTGCTCACGATTATACTATTGCATACAAAAGAATGTATATTCTCAATTTGCAAATCATACATCCATTTTCCCCGATTCTTCTTTGGTGGTTTTGTATAATCAAAATCTTCCTTTTTTAGTATCTTTCGCTTTTCGAATATTTCGGGATTTACAAAACTATCGGTTGATGGATTACACTGCAGATAATAAACGTTTGGAAGAGGATTCTCTATAATATTCTTGCTGAATCTTTTATCAACAAAATGCAAATGTATGATCTTCAATTCTTGATCTTTATTGAGAAGTTTCTTATCTCTTTCTATATCTCTATTTTGGTCTTTATGCCAAAATGCACCATCACATTCTATAATCAGTTTCTTTGAGGGAATATAAAAATCAACAAATAAAGAATCAAACTTCTTTTGACGAATATATTCCCATCCAATCTTTATAAATAAATTTTCTACGTTCTTCTCAATATCAGTCAAATATCCTCGTTTGCACATTATATGATTTGGATGTTTTTCTGGATTATCTTTAAGTCTTTTTTTATGAAAATTAGAGAGATATTTTTTTGTTTTTTCCGAATATTTATTTCCATAATTTGGGTTTCCCTTTCCAATTCTCGTCGATATATAGCAATCTTTGCCACAATATTTCGCAGGTCTATGTTTTAATTGGATCGGTTCAATATCAAATTCTTTATAACATTTTTGACAAATTTGTTTTATAAACTTTCGTGTTCCTTTATTATGTGGAATTTTCTTTAAACAAAAAACAAACATTCCCTCTTTCAATTCAGAAGCCTGAATCCAAAAAGATGACTGCCTATCACTTACGAGTATTTTATGGTCATGCGAAACCTCAAGAGTATGCTCTTTTCCTTTTCTATATTCAACAATAAGTCGTACACATTTTGGTTTTTTGTAAGCAAAAAATTTATTAGTTTTCAAAACTTTCTCAAAAGTTCCTGTTTGTGTTAAAACTTCATCTCCTTCCTTAATCATTTTTATTCCTTTAAGTCCGTTCTTTGTTCTAACTTTGTGCCGACCGCCAAGTATGCAGGCGTACGGAATATCACTGAAGATTTCTACTTTCCCGTCTTTGACATTCCCGACTTGAATGCTCTGCCAGAACTGGCTGGTATCGATGAGTTTGTTTTTTTGAATTTCTTTTCTGATTGCATCTTCTACCTGGAAGCCAATCGCATAAAGTAATTTTCTTTCTATTTCCGGCCAGTTGGTTATATTCACTCGTCCTATACCTTCAACATTAAGAATCACTGGTATTGATCTCCCGTTTGCATCTGAAGCTTATGTGCGTTGTCGTTCCATCTAATTCAGGGCTTTCAATTTGATCTTCTATTCTCCAAACAGAATTTCCATCGATAACAAGGTCTTGAAGTGAAGGAAGACTTGATAATCCCGATTCCGTCGGATGGATATAAAGAATTGCGTCTCCGACTTCAACAAATCCGCTTTGAATATGCCTTTGGTCTAAATCAAGGCCGAACTGCAGATCGCCTCTAAACGTTGAGTTTGCTGTTGAGATCGCAGATAACTGGCCGAAGTTGTCTATTGTTTCCGTAACTCTTTGCAGAGTTAATGACTTGCCAAAGATATCCAAAGCTCTCTCAAGGAGATCGCGGTTGAACCTCGCATGGCTCGACGGCCTGACTTTGACCATCAGATCACCTCGACATTCACTCGCCTGCCGATCATATTATAGATTTCATCGACCCTTGCTTTGTATTCAGAAATGACCTGTTTTAAATTAACCCAAGCTTCTCCGATGCCGACTTGTTTCGTTCCTAACTGGTAGCTTGTTGCATCATCGTAGCTTCCTCCGCTTATCTGAGTTGCGAGTTTGATTGCTGCAGTCAAAACGCTTAATTCGGTGATATAAGTAGGTGTAGTGGCCATGCCGTATCTATAATCAACTCTTATATTTCTCCTTCCGTCCGAGACTGTCTGTCCTGTAATAACTAATCTTCCGTAACTGTCAAAGGTGTAGTCTCTTGGCTCGACAATAAGATTCATTCCATCTCTTATAGTTACCGTTGCACAAATAGGATCGGTTGTATAATTGTCTGTAAGAGTTCCTCTAACCCAGTAGGCTGATGCGCTGTTCACGGTAGTTGTGTCCCAGCCGTAAGGAAACGTCCAGGTGAAGAATCCGCTTGCTGTGAAGATGCTTGCTCCTGTTGTGTCATCTGTTTCAGTCAAATCTGTCCATGCCGTTCCATTCCAGTATTCCCAGTCAATAGTGGAAGCTCCTATTCCGACCGTACTAAGGTTAACATGGAGACCCAGGAACCGATTTGAAGAGCCAATATAAACAATATCGCCCGTGGCGGGTGCATTATCAAATAGAGTAAAAGGAGCCTCTGTGCTCGAATTTACTTCATCAGTGCGATCTGTGAATGCAGACGTTCCTGCATCAAAATTAAAGAAAAAACCTACATCAATCGGCTGGTTCAGAAAATAAACAAAGTCCACTTGAGTGACTGGCTTATTCAATAAAATAAGTTGGTTAGGGGGGTCTATATTGAAAGCATAGGGGGCATCTGTCGTAGGATAGGCAGGTTTTCTGTCTCCGTCGATATATTCAACCACTGAAGTTGCTGTTTCCCATCTTCTTCCAGTAAGAAGGTCGATCTCGTCGTCTGCTTCGTCGATAAGATTGCTTATTACAGTGTTTGAATAATCTTTTACAAAAGAATAATGTGCATAGAGAATATCAGTTCCGAGAGCCGTCACTCCCGCAGCAACAAGCGTGATCCTTCCGCTTTCTGCATCCAATGTATAGTGGGTTGTTTCTGTCAAAGCTGTAAATGCATTGCTTCCACTTGGTGCATGACCAAGAGAATAACTGGAAGCAATGATGTTATCGTTGTCTAAATCGTAAGCAGTCGCACTATTATCCCCCGTTCCGACATTCTCATCAATAACACGAGTCGCAAGTCCTGTTCGCTGGCTGAATTGTAACGTGGTGGAATAAGGCATTTTAGCCTCCTAATTTACTATTGATGATCCATCCGATTATTAAAAAAGAAACACTGCTCAAGCCGTAAAGCCATTTCCTATGGAAGTTCATGTTTCCGTTTATTTTGCTGACTTTCTGATCTATGCTTTCCAGCTTCATAAATATGTCTTGATTCGTTACTTTGACAAAAGTGGAATCGTTAGCCATCAGCTTTCCTCTTTTTTCTCTTTTTCATCGAGAATGTTTACTACACCATCGTCCGAGACTTTGTAAATTTTCTTTGTGTCGAGTCCCATCTTTTTGAGTTCTTCGACGACAAAATAATTCAATTCTCTCATCAGAAGTTTCTCTCTCATAACCTCTTGGTTGATGAATGACTTTCTCAGATTGATCTGGCTGAGAACATCGGAACTCACTCTGATTTCTTCTTTGGATTTTTTGTCTTCTTTATCCATGATTCATCCCTCTCAAAATGTTCTAAGCGAATTTTCCAAGCAAGAAATCGATATCTTCAATTTTTTTCTGATAATTTGCTTTCCTTGCCAAAAGATCGCTCTTATGGTGAGATTCTATTTTTTCTTCATCATAAGTGATGTTGACTAAATCTTCTTTGACAGAATAAATTTCATTTTTTCTTTTCATGGTTATTCGCCTCCGAGTTTTTCTACTGCATCGCAAAATGCAATGATATCTTTATGGATGACTCCCCATTTCATGGATGAAACGGAAGATTTTAGGATTTTAATATCTTCATTGTTCAAGTCCATTTCCTCGAATCCTAACTTTTCCTTGTCGAGAATATCTAAAATTCTCATTCTTTTTCTCATTTCATCAATACTGAATCCCGACTGGGGTGTATTGTTGAGTGCGGTGCGGGCGAAATCAGCATAAGAAATGAACCCGTCTTCCTTCTTGATTTCTGTCTTCTTCAGTTCGAATTTTGGCATCTTGCCACCTCCTTTATAGCCGTCTTGGCTTCATAAATTTATAAAGATGATTATGCTACAGCTCCGCCGCTATTCACAAGAATCTGCCACATACTATTATTCACACATTGGAGCATACAAAAGTCTCCAGCATCATCAAGCGTGACGGTAGTATTCGCAAGATCTGCGCTTCCGTTTTGAATCACATCAGCACCTGCTCTTGAGATAACTGCATTCTGGCCGCCGTCGGTGACAAGATAAACTGAAACAATCATTCCTTCGTTTCCTGAAGCCGTTGGCAAAGTGATGGTATTTGTTGAAACTGCGCCCGATGTCACATTTACGACACTATCATTTTCGTCAAGCGTTAAGTTTGTATTGGCAGCCAGATCTTGCTTATTAGCTTGAATGCCACCGCCAAATAATCTTCCCCCTGCACTCATGTCGACATCTACGTTTGCTGCAATAGCAACATTTGCGGCAGTCGGAGAGAGCGTAAGATTGCCAGCTGATGTTCCGATTGTTTGCACTCCAGCTGCAGTTAAAGTGAATGAGATTCCTCTTGCTGCAGTCGAATCATCGAACCTAATTACTTCTGCTCCGCTTGAATAAATAAGAGGAGAGTCACCTAACTCGATTGCATTATTCGCTCCAGTTCCTGCAATAAGAACAGCTCTTGTAGTTGTAGCATTGGCTGTCTGACTTTGAATATTCAAAGCATAAGAAGTAGTGCCACCCGCTGGTGATACATCGGCGATTCTTAAGCCGTTTACGTTTGTAATAGTTCCTACGAAAGTCGGAACTCCAATTACGATTCCCTCCATATTGGTAAGTGTAGTGGCGCCTGTAAGTTTCCTCATAGTCAGGGAAATTCCAGTAAGAGTATTGGTATTTCCCCCTGTTTGTGATACTTGCATTGAAAGAGCTGTGTGGGCAAAGTTCTCGGTTGCCCAAGTTGGGCTTAATTGAACAGCTTCATGCTGGGCTCCCGCAGTAAAGGTTTGAGATTGTAAAATCAAGGAATTGTCTCCTGTGTCGATTGTATTGACAGCCTGGTCTCCTGCGGCAGTTAAAGTAAAAGAAAGGCCACCTCCGTCTGTCGAATCGGCGAAACGGATAACTTCAGCGCCAGACGAATAAATGTTTGGACTCGAACCAAGTCGAATAGCGTTATTGACTCCCGTGCCTTCTATCTCAATGGCCCGCGTGGTTGTTGCGTTCGCCGTCTGGCTTGCAATGTCGATGGCATAGGCAGTAGTGCCACCTGCGCTGGACTGGTTGTTAATTAAGAGACCTGCTGCATTCGTTACGGTTCCCGTGACTCCGAGAGCTGTGATGACAATTCCAGTGGCTGTATCGAGCGTGGTGGCAACGGTAGCTTTCGTAAGTGTGATAGCCAAACCGCGAAGCACATTCGTGTTCGCTCCGTTCTGGGTGGCTGAGATTGAAAGCGCATTATGAAGGAAGTTCTCGGCAACCCAGGTAGGGTTTACTTGAACAGCAAGATGAGATCCGCCCGCAGTGAATGTCTGGGTTTGGAATTGGATAGCTCCGTCAGTAGTCGAAATCGTGCGGATTTGTTGTGTTGCAGTTGAGGCAGTCACAAAATTAATGCCATTGACGCTGGTGGAATCCTCAAATGTGAAAGAATTGGCTGCCCAGACTGAAATGGCAACATCATTGATACTCCATTCGAATCCGGCACCAGTAGGGGTATTAAAGTGGAATTGGTTCGTACCATCGGCATCTCTGCCGATCATATAGTCGCCTGCAGTGATTGCGACTCCGGCGCCGAATTCAAGGTTTCCATCAAATCTCGATTCGCCTGCATCTATAAACAAAGCATACGGGCCGTTGGTCGGAGCCGTTCCTGCTGTTGGAGCGCCTGCAATATAAACCGTTGAAACCAGACCTACTGTTTCCGCGCCGCCACCATCTGTAATGGTGAAAGTATTGAAGTAGGCTCCGACAATATCTGTAATTGCCGCTCCTGCAAGCTCTGTGATATTGCCACTTGTTTGGAAATGTCTTGCTGCAGTTGTCCCAGCTCCCATAGTCGCCGCGCTCCAGCCGGCAATTAACACAACTCCTGCAGTTGTCGCCTGTCCAATTCCCACTCCGTTCGTTCCCGCATCAAGAACAAACATGTTGGCGTTGTCGTTGCTTTCCATTCGGATGTCAAAATCAGCAGAACCCTCATTAAAAACAATGCCTGAATCAGACATCTCCAGCATATTAACTGCCCCAGAAGTAAACTGATGTCTTACTCCTGTTGGTGTTTGATATGTCAACGAAGGTGTTGCTGTGCGATAAATCTGATAACGAGTAGAAGCAGAACCTGCGGCAACTGTATCACCCCATTCAATCAAACCACTATTCAATCTCATGTTCCCCGATAGAAGCGTTAAAGCATAAGGATTTGTAATAGTTAAGTTTGCACCCGCTATTGGAGCACCTTCGATGGCAACCGTAGATGCTTGTGAAATTGTGAGTGCTCCAGCTACGTCCCCCGCATAAGTAGGCGCACGAAAAAAGACTTCACGTTGAGTTGCAAGAGGCCCTGCGCCAGCCGCCCACGTTTTTGTAGCATCCAAATCAAAATCAACACTTATCTTTTCAGTAGCGGCGGTAATCCCCGTATCTGTGCCGCCCGTAAAAGTAAATCCTGTAACAACTCCTGAAGTAGTCGCCGTGTTAGTAAATACAATGGCCTGATTTCGGAAACTTGCTTGAACGATATTATTAGGCGCAAGTTCGATTCTTCCATCCGCATCTATTGTGAAAATATCACCAGTATCGTTATATAGAAGGAAAGCGCGTTCCGTAGTTGTCTGAAAAAATGATAACTTTGGACTGTCTGTTGCCACACCAGTCTGCAATTTAATTTCTGTTGCTGAGCCGCCGACACCAATAAAAGCGAATGGGCCTTCATTGGTTGCAATTTCCGCTTGTGTTGTGGACATGGAAAACGCAATAAGGCCGACTTGATCAGCCGAAAATAGCATCAATGTCGGGGCAGTAATCGCACTAAAAGTAAGTCCAGCAGGGCCAGGGCCTTGGTCTGTTCCGAAAAGAGAAAAATCACCTATCGCTAAAACAGGTACATTCGGTGCAGCAGCGGTTGGAAGCACAAGATGCAACATATTAGCGTCCGCGTCCGCTGTCTCCCAAATCAAGAACGCATCAGCTCCGCCAACAGTCGCATTGCCAAATCGTATCGCTATATCATCGGGAACATGAGGGCTTTGGCTGAAATTAAAACCGCCAGTCCCCGTGTTGAATTGAACATCAGTCTGGTCGTGAGCGATACTGATATAATCATTCAAATCTGTTGAATCAGCAGAATGAATCCAAAGAGTCGGATTCGCTTGCGCTGCGTGCCCCCAATCTATATTTCTATCTTCAGAAATAATGATATTACGGGATACGCCAGTCACCACGATATTTAAATAATGAGCGTCTACATCTGCCGTTTCCCAAGTAAGAAATGTGTCTTCGCCTGTGCCTAAAACATAAGAACTATCGTCAAGAACTTTAACTCTGCCCGATGTAGGGGATAACTCTAAATCACCTGCTCCTGTCGTAATAATTGCATCTGTTTGGTTATGGGTTATGCCGAACCATTGCGTCGCGTTCTGTGCTGCGCTATGAATAAATAGTGTCGGATTGACTTGCGCGCCGTGAGCAAAATCAAAAGCCCTATCTCCTGTTTCCGCTATAACAAAAACATTCTGCGCATCAGGAAGACCGAGAAATAAAGCATCAACAGTTTCTGCAGTGTTAAAAAAAAGCCGTGAATCATTACTGCTTCCGTAAACGTGCTGCACATCATCATCAAGCCGTTCAGGGATTCTCTTCCCGTTCAGATAGAGTGTCATCTTACACCACCAGCGTTACGATTCTCAATCCATACGTTCTTGCATCAGTATTGGTAAAAGCAACATCAAGTTCGTCGCCGGATTCCATAAGCAATTCCTTATCAGGAATATAAACCACGCTCGTTGCCGCCGTCGCTGACGGATCAACACTAAAAAGCACCGTGTCATAAGCTGCGCCATCATTTGCGTTTAGAGTAACTGTAAAATTTTCGCTCGTAACCGGTGCAATGTTAAACCTGCAAGTGACGCATACAAGCCGAAAATGATTAGCCACAGTCGTAGAAGTCGCAATAGCAAGCGCTGCACTTGCGTTAGTTACTGCCGGTTTGATAACAGAACTCCCCACACCAACTTTCAAATGACCATTTATATCAGTCTGTAAAATAGTAGCATCGCCGTCCGTATAAACAGTCGCTGCTGTCCTGTATTCACCACCCACGTTTAAAAAGTCAGGAGTGGCTACTTGGGCAGAATCATCTACTGCATGGGGAGTTTTGGCACCTGATTCACTCACAAGCATGTGATACTGTACACCTGAAAGAGAGGCCGCAATTCGCACTGCATCACCTTCCAAACTTACAACATTCGGAAATGCTGCATCATCGAAATCTTTTGCTTCCGCAACTATCATATATCCGGCAGTTCCGCCGTCTGCGGCTGCAATAGCTGTATCATGGAGAATAAGAGGAGAAGCAGAACCATCTTCATTTACTGGCATGAAATATTGAACTCCTGAAAGAGAAGATTTTACATAAATAACATCACCCTCTGCGTTTACCGCGCCGGGAAGTGCCGCTCCGTCAAAATTAGCTGCATATGCGCCGGACTGAAGTGGATTTCCCGCAATAGGTGCATCATTCACAGCTGCTCCGCCAAGATTATTTACAATAATATTTCCGTCAAGAGTTAGTTCCGTATCAACCATCAATCTTCCTGCGGAAGTAAACTGAAAGAGAACTGCGTCCCCATCTGCATAAACAGGAAGAACAGCATTATAGACTCCGCCGACAGCCCGGAAGATCGCGGCAGTCTGATCGGCTCCGAAAGCGTATGCTTCGTTGTCTACTTGAAAAGAAGTCCAGCCATTCTGTTGGAGCGATGAGTATTTGACCATAACTTTCACCCTTAATTTTTTTATATTTTAGTAGCCCGCTTATCAGGTTAACAGCATGACTACATCAGTAAAATATCCTTATTCAAAGAATATTCTACTGATCTTTTCATTGCATAAGACCATGTTTCTCGCGCTCGCAGCCGCCAGATCCTGGATTCCAACATAAGGAATCAAGTCGATATCGTTTGTAAGAGCTGCGGTGGTATAATATGCAACGTCATTGATGTAAAAAGTTGCTGCTCTTGCTGAATCGATGCTTATTTTGAGCCTATATATAGTACTTGCTGCAAAAGCAAGACCAGAATCTGTATTCGTATCTGCTCCACCGATGCTGCTAATAAGACGCCAATTGGTATCCGAATCGTCTGTACTGAATCTGAAGAATATCTGATCAGCATCTGTTGCAATGGTTGAGGTATTCGTCAGTTTAAGACCGGCCCAAACCATGTAAGATGTAATCGTTGCGCCTGTTCTAATAGTTGCTTCCCAAATGACCTGATTTTCTGTTCCCCAGAGAACTCCCGCCCAGGCAGTTTGGCTTGCATCAAGATGAGGAAGAATAATAACTTGATCATTATCAGCTCCATCTGTTTCGAGTTGAATTCCAGCTACGGTCGTACTGTAGATTACATCATCAGCACTTGCGTTAGTTCCCAAAACCTCGAAATCGAGATTGGTGCTTACTGCGATACTTGCGTTGATAGAAGGTAATTGTCTGAAATCTTCCACAAGTTCATATCTGTTTCTTGAAGAATTAAGATGCCCGTCGACTTGAACGTCGCCCTTGAAGCGCCAGTTTCTATTTTCTAATTGTGAAATTCCGTTTGCCATTTAAATCATCTCCATTTGTTTCCTCACGTTGAAAGTGAACCGTGGTAAATGAATATTCTAAAAAAGGAAAAAAAGATTTAACTGAAGTCTCCCGGATCTGCTCTTCCTCGGATTTCGATAACCCTGTAATCGTTATCGGTTCCTGCGGGAATCGTAACTGTCAAGACCCCTGCTACAACTGAAGAGGTTACTGCTTCGGTTGTGATAACACTGCCGTCAGTAGTGTGCACCCATCCGTTCACAGTGAGCAAACCAGTAGCCGAGATTCCGTGATCTGACAATGTGATTGCCAAAGTATCGGTTGCGTCGACTGTGTTCGCAAGCGTGAACAAGACAGTTTTGATTGCCGAGTTCGGCACAACTTCAAATTGTTCTAAGAGTGTAACTGCTGCCATAGTTTCGTTCCTCCGTTTATGCGATACTGGTTCTCTGCACCATTGTAGCTTCGAAATTCACAATGAGCGAGCCATACCACTTGAGATAGTATTTGTTGCTGTCGGTCACCTTCGCAAGTTCTTCGTAAGTCATGTCCTGAAGAACTGCAAGGAAGAAGTATCGGGTGTCGAGGTAGAGAATCTCGTGTGATCCTGCTGCCGTCGGCATATAACGGTCTTTAATAAACAAAGCACCATTGAACATAAATGCATCGGGAATTCCGAAGTTCATCAATCCAGATGGCTGTTCAACATTTCTTTGGAAGTCCATCAAAAGACCTTTGATCACATTGAAGGTTGATCCGTCTGTGACTACAAGATCAATGAGTCCGTTTGCTTCGAATGACGTATTAAAGTCAGTTCGGAGATTATCCAGAGTAATGGCTGCTCCTGCGCTTGAAGGTGCATTTGTCGTAATTGCAGCTCTCAAACCATCGAATCCGTTTGCGTTGGTTGCGACTGCTCCGTTGATGATTTCGTTCTCAAGGGCTTCGTTCATAGAAGCTGTTTTGACTCTTAAATCTTCAGCAAGCAGATTAATGTGTCCGAGACCTGACGCAAGGGCTGGGCCGGTTATTCGTCCGACTGCGTATAAGTACTTCATCGTTGTCGAAGTTGCAGTACGTGTATCGACATCTTCTGCAAGGGGGGCTTCGTCTCCTAAGAATGCCGCTCCGTTCTTCGCCGTAAGAGCATTGTACACATAGCTTCGCCCTCTCACTGCTTTTCTCGGAGTCATGCGGACAAGCGGAGTTTCTCGAACCGTTCGATCGACAATTTGAGGATCAATAAAGGAAGGCATAAGACCATAAACGGTCACAGTTCCTCCTGTTGTTGAACTGATGCTGGGTGCCTTAGTAATCAAAGTTTGTACATAGGCTTTTCCCATTTCTATCCTTTTATCAATTCCGTGAATCGGATCGTAGTAGATTTCATCATTCATAATTCCCATTTTGCCGAAGCCTTGTTCGAAGACATAGTCGGCTTCTGCATTTCCCATCGCGTTTTTTTCGAATGCCATATTTTTTCACCTGTGATTTTTTTATTGAATCGGAATACCATGCGTCAGTTTCAGAAGATTCTGAATGTTTGCTTCCGGTACTTGCTTCTGGACTTGTACAGGCCCTTCTACAAGACTTTGTGGAAGAACTGCGTGTTCCTTATAGCTTTTCAGTTCAGCTTTCAGTTCGCTGATTTGCTTCTTGAGATCTTCAAGTTCATCATATCGAGTTTCGCTAAATTGATCTTTCAAAGTAATGGGGCTGTTTGTCATCATATTAACAGTGCTTGTTATGGTTGTTGCGTCTTCCATTTTGGAAACCTCCCTGTGTTCTTTCATTCTCGACTGGCAGACTGCATAAGCGCTCTCTTCTTTGCTTCTTCCTTCCTTTGGTTTAAAGTTTGGATCGGCCATAAGATGTTTGACGCAGTCATCCATTTCTTTCGGCTTTGTAAGTTCGATATCAAAATCTTTGGCAATATGGCCGAAATTTGCATTTCGGTTCGATTGAATAGGTACAAAGGTAGCTTCAAGTAATTCTGCTTTAGTGTAGACTTTCACTTCTTTGTCATTCATTTTCTCCATTTTATGCTCCCTTGGAATTGCTCCGATGCTGATTCCAGGATTAAGTCCATTTTCAACTGCTTCACTGATCTGCTTCTGAATCTGAGAAGCGAGAGGATTTGCTTCTTTGCTGAAGAAGAAAGGTTTTGCTATGAGAGCAATATGGCCGTTTTTCTCGATGGTTTTCATCTCTTTCCATCCGCCGACAAAAGATTCCATTTTGTTTGCATGATTTGCGAGCGCAGGAAGAACACCGTTTTCCGCCCAAGACTGAAGAAGTTCTTTACTCATCATCTCTCCGTCTCGGTCAAGACTTGTATCCGATAGAATTCCGACAAAGTCGCCAGTAGAATGTTCTTTCGTAATGGGCATCCAAAACTGCTTAGTTGCTACATCCATGCATAATTAAAAACATCTTATATTTATAAACACAGATGCTTATCTTAAAACGGCACGCATGACCGATCTGCAATTCGGAAGCGCCGGAGGATGCATAAACTGCATTCCGGTCAATTCATCAGTAAAATGTTCATCTATTCCGACCTTCTGGCCGTGCAATCGTTTGCATATATCGGTTGTCTTGTCATCATGGAGGGCCACCCATTCCTTCTTTTCGACTACCCCACTGTCCTTATAAGCTTTCAATCGCCCTGCATTTCTAAATCTGTTTGTTTCTGTTCTGGCGATCTTCATGCTTCTGCCTTCAGTTACTTCTCCTTCAACTTTTCCACCAATGTGCTGAATCATCAATCCTTTAATTTCTTTCTTAATATCTTTGAGAGTTTTTTTATTGGCAAGTCCTTCTCTGACTATATCAGCAACGCCGATCTGAACTTCTCTTGCTATGCCTTTGATTCCATTCCATTTTTTGCCGTCTATATGGAATCCCTCAAGCTGGCGGTTCGCCTGATATTCGACCATATCATTAAAATCTTCGCTTATTCCGATATCTAAGCTGGTTTCTTCTTCGGCATCTTCAACTCCTTCTTTAAGATGCACGCGTACTATTCGCTTGAGTCCGCTTAAGAATCCTGTCGTGTTGACTCGATTAAAGAGATTCTGAAGGAAGTCTCCAAATGACTTTTCGGTAGTTTCATAGCTTTTGTTCTCGATTTCATCTTTTAAAGTTCTTTCTAAGAATTTGTTTATTTCCTTCTCCCAATTTCTGAATTTCTTACGCAGAAAATCGGTATATTCTTTGGCTTCATCTTCCTCAATAAATTCCTTTGCTTCTTTGAAAAATTCAGAACCTTTTATCAGTCTTTCTTCTATTTCTTTTTTTTCTGGTTCTTTCTCCCTCTCTTCTTTCTTATTGTCCCTATCTTCTTTGTTGTCCCTATCTTTCGGCTTCTCTTCTTTTTTGGGTTTCGGATTGTAGGATTCCTGCCTTCCTTCGAATACTTGGCTTCCTCCGCTTTCGACGAATCGTTCTTGCTGGGTAAACGCAAAAGGTTGATCTCCCCAAGGAACATCAGGGAATCCTTCCATTCCTCTGACTTCATTGATAGTCAAGGCATTTGCTTGGAGCAACTGCATTGTCTGATCGTGCTTGATCTTCTCGGCTGCTGCATCTGCAACATCCCAAATAAATTTAAGTTCATCGTGTCCGACTAACTCTGGTATGATCTCTTTGTTGATCTTGCTTGCAATTAAATTAAGATAAGGCTGGATTGCATTCTTTACAGTGATTCTCTCTTGGGATTCTCCCGTGCTTCGATTGCTCTGTTCATAGAATCCTGCTTCCTGCGGACTCAAGCCATACGCTCCGAAAATAACATGAAAATACCATTTCTGGCCGTCGAGCCATTCCATTTCTTTATTAGAAATTTGAAGATTTTTGAAATCGATTCCTTCACCGTTTATGAAGATAAGCTTATGCGGGTCTCCTTTTATCTTTTCCCAATCGGCTTTAAAATACTTCAGCTGTTCTGCATTCATTTTCGCACTTACAATTCCGTCAGGTATCGAATTATTCTTGAAGAATTCCTTATTGTATCTCGTCGACTGAATCATCAGTTCGACTTCCTGCTGGACGGATTGAAGAGGTGAAAAACCATAAGGCATATACTCGCTGTTCGTGTTTATCCTTCCGTAGATGATCTCGTCTTTCTCAAAGAATCTTGGAATCGAAGCGGGATTCTTCCAACTATACTGATAATAGCCATTTATGATCCCATTAGGTTCGATATCGAAGAGGAATCTGCTTCCATCTGAAGCGAAAATCTCGACTAATTCTCCTTTTACATTTTTTCCTTTATAGATAACGCCCGCATCCAACTCAAGAACATCACGAATGAAAGGCATCCAAACATCCCAGAAAGTGCTGTTATTTCTGTTCGGCTGATTTAAGAAAGTCTCTATTTTTTTGATTTCTTTTTCGTATTTCTCAACATCTTCATCTTCATTTTTTGGAACTATTTTCCATTCCGTCGTCATAAGCTGTTTCGTAATGGTCATCACGACCATCTGCACCCATGCGCTCTTTGCGTATGTTCTTAATGTAAGAATATCTACTTGCCGAGGCATACCCAATTTAGCAGAAAAGAACCAAGTAGTAAGAAAAGGAAGATTTTGTTCTGGAGTTGTTCCGCTTGCGTTGAATGCTCTAATTTCTTTGGAGAAATAGTTGACGCTATTATGCCAAACCTCTGAGAGGTTTTTGAGTGAGTTATCGATGAATCCCATGATTATAAAAAGAATCGGCAAAGCACAAAGACGGTTTATCTCACACTTTAAGGGGTTATTAGATACTCGCCGATTCTTTCTTGATAAAAGAGGTGATATGAAATGATTATGTTATTTCTCATTTATAAACACAGATGTTTTTTACATGAAAAAGTAATCTCCCCCGATGTTATCGCTTCTGATTCCGTGGCACGCGCAGGCTATTGCGTCGGGTATATCATCGAAGCCTCCTTCGCTGTGATGGAGTTTAAGATTGCCGGAATCCATTTTCTCATATCTGAAATCTCTTAACTGATAGAGGAGCTTCTTGTGATTCGGGAATTTGAGCATTCCCTGCTCCATCAGAAGTTTCATATAAGAATAGATGTCTTGTTTGTTTTTCGCAGTGAAAGTCACCCCGATTACGATATCTGACGAGTTAGGTGCAGTTCTGTAAGTTGTTTGGCTTATCTTAGACGGTGTATTTAATTTCTTGGCGAGAACATCTACGACTCCGGCACCCAAACCCGTGCTGTCACAGACGATTTTCTTGAACTTGAACTTATTATGAAGATAAAGAATATAATCAATAGCTTCGTCCATTGTGTTTTTAGGAAGCTCTTTAATGAAAACTATCTTATGCGGTTCACTTTCCGAATTGCTTTTCTGCAAGATGACGAATACGGAGCTATCCTGTCCTCTGAGGCAACAAATCAAGTATGAACGAAGATATACGACTATCTTACTCTTGATTTATTGTAACCTCGCCAGATCAGCTCCAAGGATTAAATCACTCATTGAATCACCTTCTACTCAAACAAACACGTTATTTATTTGCTTGAAAAAATGCTTCTGCAAAACCTGATGGAGTCATACTACGGAAGCATTGTCGGCGATTACTTCCTTCTGGAATTATATAATCTTTTGGAAGCTTATTTATAAAATCTTTCATTAAAGTTCTATCAAACTTTCCTTTTTTGCATAATATTGGATTTTTCTTCGGTTCATTAAACCAACCCCATAAATGAGTTTTCTTTTTATAATCATCTCCAAAATCATAAGGATTAAATTCGAATACTGGTTTTCCAAGAAAATATTTAAGCATTCCGTTGGGATTTTCCAATGCCCAAAATTTTAAAGTTGGTTTTCTTGAAGTATTCGAAGGCAAGATATACATACATTCATGGATTATTTCAAGACATCTTTTAACAACTTCCATTCCCCCTTTTAAATCTCTTGGATTTTTAGCATTTGTTCTTGCATTGCTGAATTGTGTACATGGAGGGGCAGCAAGAATTCCATAAACATTTGTTGGCGGTTGAAAATCAAAAATATTCCAATAAGGAAGAGTAATTATTCGAACATCATAATCCTCTTTTTTATAAGGGAAACTCCAATTTCCTGTACCACCACATAAATCAAGAATAATCTTTTTCAAGTTCAAACCTCCGAAAGCATCTCATATTCACCAATACATTTATCTATCAAAATATAAGGAAAATAAGCATCCTCATCGGGAATGAAAGCTGCGCAGTATTCCGTATCGAATTCTGATCTTGTCATGTTGTTCTTCTGCTCTTCGATGAATTCTTTCGTCAGTTGTCCACATTCAACTGCTTCTTCCCAGGTTACATGATGGCTTTTGAACTTAGGATCAGCCTGGAAACTCTTATAAAAGTGATTCAGACTGAAAGGCGTGCTGATCTTTATGAGTTTTCCATTCGTTGAGGCAATAAAAGGAAGCAAAACCTGGCTTACAATATCATCTTTAAGCCATGCCGCCTCTTCAAGGATAAGAATGTCTGCCGTGAAGCCTCTGATGTTCTTTCCGTCATCTCCGACAGGATAGGAATTGATTCTGCTACCGTTTAGAAAAATCATCTGTCGCATGGTAACCTCTTGAATCTCATCTTTAGCGAAGCTATTCTGGGCAATATTAGTGATCTTGGTGAATAATTCTCCCGCCTGCCTGTCTGTAGGTCCCACTATAATAATCTTCGATCCTGGAGTCCGTAATGCCTCCAGAATTGAGAATATGGCTATTGTGAGACTCTTCCCAACCTGCCTGCACATTGCAGCACAGACCCTATTATAGTTAAGGCAATCATGGAGGAATTTAAGCTGATAAGGATAGAGTTTTATGTTGAACAGTTCTTTTATTCCCTTTTTGAGATCATAAAATTCATTCATCTTAATCTCTCCTGAATAAGATTGTATATTCTTCTTCTGCTTCCATACGGTTTATATGTTACAAGGCGATAATGGATTAACTTCCTAAGATTCGCACTTGTGCTTGACATACTTCCCCCTATGATCTTATTGATCTGCTTGCTTGTCAACCACTGGTTTTCTTTCAGTATCCTTATGATCTGTTCTTGGCTCATCTTCAACAATCCTAAAATTGTTTATAATCTTCGCCCAATCGATAATGTGATGGGTCGCTTCTATCTTCTGCTTTTCACCATGGTGAATTTTATGCCAGTTGATCAATGAATTGGCGACAGCATTCATCTGGTATGGATTGTGGCATTCTTTTTTAATGCTCAAAATATACATGAGGATATCTACAGCACTCAATTCCGGATATTCCATCATGTCTGCGATCTTCTTGGCTGTATCGTCGGTTAAGCCTTTTTTCTTTAATTCTCTCAGTTGCGCTGCTATCTTCTTGGCTGGAGTAGATTGACTTCCACCTTTTCTTGCTATTTCGACCTGTTGTAAACCTGTTTTAAATTGAGTCTCTTGATTGGGATAAGGCATTATAAATTATGATTTATAAGGATATATTCATAGGGATACTTAGGAAGTTAATTTAACTGCTTGTTTTCCAAGGAGTTTTTCCCATCGTTCAATAATAACACTGCAATAATCTGGATCAATTTCCATCATGTGGCAGATTCTATTTGTTTGTTCACAGGCGATTAAAGTAGAACCTGATCCTCCAAAAAGATCAAGGATAATTTCAGTTTCTTTTGTGAATTCATTAAGAATTTTCTTATGAATTCCTACTGGTTTTTGAGTAGGATGAACTCGTTTCTTCATTTCTTCAGTTCTGTTTCCTTCACGAATTAAACCTGACCATTTCTGATGATAAACTATTGATCTTTCTTTAAAAGATGTCCAAGCAATTTCACAATCGGCAAAATTATTACTTGGCAAACCATCACGTTTATCCCAAACAACCCAACAAGAACTATCCTGTAATTTAGAAGCAAAATAGTTTCCTCCCCAAAAAATTTGATTTTTGCCATATTCTAAAAATGGAATTGGATCAAATGGTTTATTATCTCCTTCTATTTTTTTATAAACACCGACTGGAACGATCCCACCGGCTCCAATGGAGCCGGTGGGAGACTTGAATCCAAGTCTTCCAAATCCAACTTTATTGTTATTTTTAACAATATTAATTCCATAAGGTGGATCAGTAAATAATAAATCAGCTTTCTTTCCATTCATCAATTTCTCAACATTATCTTTTTTTGTAGAATCACCGCATATTAAACGATGATTTCCTAATTGCCATATTTCTCCTATTCCTATTTTATATTTAGGTTCTTTATATGATTTTTCTGTATCAAAATCATCTTCTTTGGTTTCTCCAAGTAATGTAGAAAAATCTTCTTCAGGAAGCAAACTTTTCAGTTCTGGAATAGCCCCCGCATCATCTATGAATTTAAATTCATCATAATCAAGAACTTCATCATGCTGACCTCTTAATTTATTCAGAACCTGCCTCAATATCCTTCTATCCACTTCACCTATTTCGAGCTTAATAACTGGTATACTTGTGAGGCCTAACTCTCGTGCGGCCTTCCAACGGTGAAATCCGTCTGCGATCTTATATTCTTTATTGGTGATTATAGGATGGATGAAGCCGTATTTCTTGATATTAAGTTTAAGAGCCTCGAAGTTTGCTTTGTTCATCTTGTTCGGATTTGTCTCATCAATAAGGATTTTATTAGTTGTGACGATTTCTATATCTGGAATTTTGATTTCTTCCATCTTAATCACTTCTCTTATTCTTTATCGTGTTAATGATCCTACCGATCTGCTCTTTAATAAGCTTATTGAGGATTTTATGGAGGAAACCTATCAAGATTACCTCTCCAATAATGAATCCTATACTGCTTCCCAAGGCTGAATAAAAGACGATCTGGACTTCAGTTAATGTCATAAGTTAAAACCTTCTTCAATTTCTTTTTTTAAACAATCCAGGCAAAGGATATTTTTTCTCACTTCTTTCTTCCTGCAAAAGGAACAGTATTTTTTCATTTCTTATCTTTTCTCTTGAAGATTCTTTTAAAAAAAGAATCAAAAATTAGTATCAACATAATTATTATAATTGCTAACGATGTCAGGATGAAAGGTGCTAAAAATAATAAAAACAGCCAAAACCACCATCTCAAAAGCAATTCATTCATTTTTCGATCTCCTTGCCTTTCTGTTCCCAAAACTTAATATCTATAGATCAGTCACCCGTTTTTGTTTAATATCATTTTTGTTATGTGTGGTTTTAGTTCAAACATTTTCTCTTTCGCCTTCCCTCTCATCTCGCTGCCAGAAGGAGAAGCGTAATAAATGTCTCTTGCTTCTGCGAATGTTTTGGCAAGTTCAAGCATTTTCTCTCCCGCCTTTTTTTCCATTTCGCTACCAAAAGGAGAAACACGATAAACTTCTCTTGCTTCTGCGAACGTGCTCATTTTTGCAAGCTCAAACATTTTCTCTTTCGCCTTTTTTTCCATTTCGCTACCAAAAGGAGAAGTGTCATAAACATCTTTTGCTTCTGCGAATGTTTTTGCAAGCTCAAGCATTTTATTTTCTGCCCTCTTTTTTATCTCACTACCTAAAGGAGAATAGTAATAAACATCTCTTGCTTCTGCGAATGTTTTTATCTCGTTCAGTATCGCTTCGTCTTCGCTGTTCATTTGGTTTCACCTGTTTTTTTGTCAATAATATAAGATACCAAAGCTTCGGTCTTTCCATTTTTGCTTCTCATTGCATAAATTTCTTCAAAGGCAAGCAAAACCTGGTTTGGTGTATAATCAGTCACGTCGACCCAGCTTTGCGTAATCTTCATGTCTGGCAGATTTAGTTTTTCTATCATCTTTTGCACCCCTTAAAAGTCTTTGAATGATCTTTTCGAATGAATCTTTAAAGGTTCCGAAAGTAGATAATTCATCTTTTGTTTTTTTACTCAGTCCGATTGTGGTATATTTTTTCACTCCCACGTCACTTTCCCGTTCTCATCAACATGACCCCATTTACCATTGAGTTTAACACGAGCTCTTCCTTCGGTGAAAGATCCAACATTATCATATTTTTGTTTCCAGTTGTTCATGGTTGATCACCTTATAATTTTTTAAACTTAGTAAGCATATTAACTATATAAATATTTCTGTTAATATGTATTAACCGAAATCATAGTATATTATAGACTACCCATGGGTAGTTTACTACTATAGAGTAGTAAGAAATCTTTAAGTAAAAGCCTATCTTTTGAGTGTGAATATGGTAAAAGAATTGAAAGAAGGAAGAGATGCAGCTATTGCAAGAGAACGAGCAAGACGGTGGTATCAAGAAAAAGGAAGATTCAGAAGATCACAAAAAGGAACAAAAACGACTCAAAAGCAATATAAGTGTGTATTATGTGGATTTTACAGCAATACCCTAGAAAGATTTAATTATCACGAACCAGAAATCATACTCAAACAAATCGGTGGAAGAGCAGATATCAAATCAATCGGTAAAGAACCCCCAACCAAGGAATATGTTAACAAAGTTAAAAAAGCAATAGAAGAAACATACGAAGAATTATCAAAGTGATTTTATATGGCGGAAATTCAAGATAAACGAACTGAAGAAGAAAAACAATTTATAGAATCCATGGAGAAACTACCAGAAGATACTCAGAAGTATATAAAAGAGTTATTGCATGAATTATGGTTAAGTTATGAATATATTACTCATAAAGAAGGATTTGGAGAAGGAACAGCACTTGTTCGCAATCATTTTGAGAGTAAAGCAAAATCTTATAAACATCTTTGGTGTTTATTGAATGAAAATTGGGTTTATAAATATTAAATATGAGTAATGGATGATAATTTTTATGATATATATGGATTTATAAGGGAAAGGAATATGAATGATGATTTAATTATGTTTTCCATATTAACTATTAGTGTATTAACTGGATCTGCTCTTGCAGGAACAATAGGTGCACTAATTGGAATGGGTATAGGATACCTTATTGTTATTAATATATCTTCTTTTTAAACAACTATCAATATCTTTATATACTAGATAGTTTATTTAGTTTAGATAGCTTAAACCTAATAAACACAAAGAAAAGGTGAACAAACAATGAAAACTAAAATTGGATTAATTGTGATAGGAATATTAGCATTATTATTTTTAGCAGGATGTGAGGATGCACAAATAGCTTCACAAAACTTAGTGAAAGCGGCGGATAACTTTGAAATTAACAGAAGAGTTGTTTTCTTCAATGGAATAACGGATAAATATTTATTAGAAATAACAGGAAAGTGTGCGGTTTTTTCGGGGAGAGACATTAATTCAGAACTCGAAGTTATTTGTAAAACTGGATATGAACAATATAAAAAACACTTTTTAGGATTGTCTGACAATGTTGCATATTTTGTAGAACAAATAGAACCAGTTGGAGCAAGTGCATATCATTATAGAGTTACATTCAAACCACAAGTGATTGTTCCAGATGTAGATTTAAGAGTTGATACCAGTGATTTACCAAGAGAACAAAAATAAAAGTTTTTTTGGGACTGAAAAACTCACACAGGAGGGAAAATAATTGAAAAATCTGATCAAAAAACCGTAACGGGCAAAGAAGCGTAACGAGCCAACATACAGGTCGCCATAACGCAAATGCTTTCAGACGAGAGAATATCAAGTGATATAGGAGGATGGCAATTCTTCTTCATGGTAAATCATGGAGTATCCTTGCCATACAAATTATGACAGAAATTCAAGATAAACCAACTGAATTTTGCTCACAAACTTTATAAGTGAAGATTCAATATAAATGTGAATGGTCATGGTTAACGTGGATGAATGGATTAAGGCAATGAGCGATAGGGATACACTTAGAATACTATTCTATCTGCGTGAATTTAATCCGAATGTCACTATAGCTGATTTACATAAAAATCTCTCAATAGCAATAGTGGATATTGAAGAAAAACTTAAACGATTAGAAGAATTAGGAATAGTCACACATTTAGATTTAAAATATTCGCTCTCTCTCGATGGACGTCGTATCGTAAATAACATTTATCACGAATTGGGGGAACAAATACCACCTGATGATATCTCTGTCAAGATCTAGAACCCTTCCATATCATCATCACGGCCTTGTCCGTGTGCTGAGGGGCCTCGGGGCTGTGCGACTTTGGTTTCTCGATGAATCTGTGCAAAGGAAGGTGTAACACAGATCCAGTCTTCGCCAAATCCAGCAATATCGCCTTCAAGTGCATCGCAGGTTTTCTTGAGTTTGTTGATAGCCCGTTTGAGTTCAGACAAATCCACATCTTTCAAGGGTTTAATATTAATCAGTGCAATCGTATATCCTTCACGGAGTGAATCCAGAATCGGTTTGACACCAGCCGACATTTAACAGCCGAACAATGAACATACCTTTTTAAACAATTACCAATATCTTTATATACTAGATAGTTTATTTAGTTTAGATAATTTATGAATAAAGATTATTAAAATGCTAAGATTTGAACCATTTGAAGGTAAAGAAGCAAAATAAAAAATATTAGGAGGATTGAGAACTATGGTAGTACAAGGATTTAACAAAAGTCAAGAAAACGTATTAAGAGAACTTGAAAAATTAATTTCGGAATATTTCTTGGCAAAACAAAAGACTGGAATTTTAGAGACGATCAAGTTTTCACGAAAGAAATCAGCGATTGATTCACGTTTGAGATTCCTTTCAAAATTTTATAAGAAATAAGAGATGATGATATTATAGAAATTAGAATGTTAGGAAAAGAATTTATGATTGCCGAAACAGGTGATAATATGATGTGTGATCACCAATGAAAAACTGGAAACAAAAATATGATTATGTTGCAGATTTCAATGAAGGTAGAGCTGGGGTTAAGCTCAAAGATAAATTTGGCCATGTAAACAAGAACGGGAGAGTGATGTGGGATTGAAGAATAAAAAGGAGAAAACATGGAAAATTATTTTTGAACTTATTTCAATTATTATTTTATTTTTTTCTTTAGCTCTTTTATTTTCACTTGGAATGACTTTTATAACATTTAAAATATTTGGTGTTTCAGCTATTACTTTTTTCATGTCTATTTTTTATTTTTTTTTAAGTTTTTATTTGGTATTTTGGTTGGAGGATTTATTTAATCCTCCAAATTGTAAAAAAGGAAAACATAAATTTAATGAAGCACCTATTTGGGTAAAAGAATATCGTTTTAGATGTAGATTTTGCGGAAAAAAATCATTTAAAAATTATTAATTGTGAATAATTTGGAGTGAAATAATCTCAACCGATACAGAAGATTTATCTTTTAAATTTTGGAGAGAATATGAAGAAAGTGATGAACAAGGAAAAAGAGATAAAATTATGGTTATAATAAATGCAATTTTTGAACTAGATAATGTTAAAGATCAAAATACAAGAAAACGGTCAATGATATTATTTTTAAATTCATATTTTGAAGATTTAATAACATATAAAAATATTAATAATAAAAGGAAACGAAGACAATGAGCAGAAAAGGTTATGCTACTGAGATTCAAATTAAAAGAAAACTTATCCAAGAATATGGAGAATTAAACGTAATAAAAATCAGTAGTGGTTGTGGTTTAGGTTTCGATTTTATGATTTTAAATGATTGTAAAGTTAATTTAGGAGATAAAATTATTCAAGGATCAACAAAAGTTTTAAAAGTTATTGAAGTTAAAGAATGTAGAGGAAAATATCCACATTGGGGTAAAAATCAAAAAAAAAATATTATTCGTTTTTGTAAATTTCATAATGTTCATTGTTTAGTGTATGTTTTTAGACCACATGAACCATTAGAAATGACAATTCTTAAAGGAACAGAGATTGATTTCTTCAATTGAACCAAAATAAATCGCAAACATTTATATAGTTTAAATGTTTATTTAATATTTATGGTTAAAAATCCAAAAATCCAAGAAATTATAGATTTAAATAAAAAAATAATTGAAAAAATAAAAGTAAAAAAGGCAGATCAAGCTAAAGTTTTAAGTATTGATAAACTTCAAAATGTAACAAATGAATGTAAAAAAATTAAGGGAGATGTTTATGATAAAGCAGTTTGCCTTATAAAAGGTATAAGCAAAAATCATCCTTTTGCTAGCGGTAATAGAAGAACTGCTTTTGCCATAAGTAAAAAAATTATAGAAGATGAAAATAAAAAATTTAATGTAGAAAATAGTGGAAAACAAGCAAAAACATTACAAGGGATAAGGGAGGATTTTTATGATGATAAAGAAATTAAAGAATGGTTCAAAACTGGAAAGATCAGAAAATTCAAGAGATTTTGATGAACTCATAGAAGGACATAGAGAACTTCTTATAGCTATTGGTAGATTGTAAAAAATTATTATTTCTTTATAAATGTTAAAAATAGAAACATTTATATAGTTTAAATGATTTATATAGTTTATAAATAGTAATTAACACAAAAAGTTAGGAGGATAGAAACCATGGCAAACGAAGGAAAAGTTTCTTATATCCCTTTAAGGGAGGAAGATTATAAACAAACTATTGAAAGATTAAGACCTTTCAATGAAAAGGCCGGTAAAAGAAGATATACTCTTCCGGGGATGTTTAAGTTTCTTCTCAAACAAAGATACCAAACAGATGTGATCACATTATTAAATTCGGTGTCTGATGAAGAACTTCAACAATATTTCCAACAAAGGAATAAATAAATTTAACCCGTATGGAAAGAAGTCAATATCCTAAAATCGTATATTTGGGGTATTGTGAAAAAATATGTGAATTATGGTTAATCTTAATCCTTTCCTTCAAATTGTAATGACTGGCATGGCTACAGGTTTTGGCTCTGCTCTTGGTAGTTTTTTTGCTACCAAATATGCTTTGAAGGAATTGAAAAGAGTAAAGAAAATTCATAAGATTGTGAAGAGAATTCAGATTAAAAAGTTAAAATGGAGGATTGAAAACATGGGAAGAAAAGAAGATAAATATGAATTAATCAAGGGAAATAGTGCTTTTGGAAGTTGGGCTTTCATTATTGGAGTAATAATTGCCATCATCAGCGGATTTTTTTCATTAGGTCCATTTTTAGTTTCAGCACTTGTCGTGATGGGTCTCTTAGTTGGTTTCTTGAATATTACGGGACAAGAAATAGAAAGATTTCTTTTTTCCGGACTTAGTTTAGTAATAGTTACAGCTCTTGGTGGAAATTACCTTAGTAACATTACATATATTGGTTCAATCTTAAATAATGTTTTTGGAGCGATTATGGTGTTTGTAATTCCAGCCGTAATCGTTGTGGCCTTAAAAATAATCTATTCGACAGCTAGAAACTAAAAGTTAAAAAAACTGAAAAAGATCTATTTATGGTAGATATTAGTCTTTGTCGTAATTGTTGGTGTATGACTAAAACAATAAAGAATAGATGTGGTAAGTGTAAAAACAAAAAGCTGATCAACAATGAACAACTGGGAACAAAAATATGATTGTGTTGGATATTTCAGCGAAGGAAGATCTCGTGTTAAACTCAAGGATAAATGGGGTCATGTTGACGAGAATGGGAAGGTGACTTGGATTTGAAGAATAAAGGGTGTGAATCGCATCATAATAAAAACAATCTGCCCGAAATGTAAGAATAAACAATTTTATGAAAATAGAATAAAGAGTATAGTTGGATGTAAGAAAAAATGTGTGTACTGCAATCACCCAATAACAACACCATTATAATGATGTTTTATCATTATAAGTTGCTACTTATATATAAAAAATGAAAAAAAATCACAGGAATTAAAACACTTCCAAAAGAAAGTTACTGAATTTTTTGATTATAAAAATAAAATATTCTAATTAGATTTCGGATTTACCACCCGTTTTTTAACAGCAGACACTTAACACCCGCAGATTAAACAATACCCAATAATAGAAATATTTATATATTAGAACTGCCTATATTAATCTATAAAATTTAGAAAATTTACTAAAATGAACATCTATTGTGAATATCATCACGAACCGTATATATTGGAAAGAAATTGTTTATTATGCTTTATGGAAATACCTTAAATAAGAAAGTTATCACCTCTCCCCTGTGGGTTTTGCCTCTTTGTGTATCATATCCCGCAGGGGTTTATCTATCGTGCCGAGAAGACTCCGACCTTGCCCGTAGGCAGGTGGGAGATGAATCGGCTTAAAAACCAATAAATATATAAATTCAAACATAATCTATACCCCTATGAGCTTGTTGATGTATAACTATCGTTTGTATCCTTCTAAAAAACAGAAGGTCAAGATAATCACTTCTTTGAAAGTTTGCAAAGCAATCTATAATGAGCTCCTTGAATCGTCTGTCAATAGTTACAAAACAACCAAGAAGACTCTTAGGAAGTTTGACTATAACAAACTGATAAAGGGAAAGTATCCTGTTCATTCTCAGGTTGCTCAGAATGTCTCTGACAGAGTTCATAAAGCATTTTCCAACTTCTTTCGTAGAGTCAAAGACAAATCTTGTAAGGAAAAAGGTTTTCCTCGTTTTAAAAGTCGTGTGAATAGTATCACGTTTCCTCAATCTGGTTTTAAGTTGTTGAATGATAAAAGATTGAAATTGAGTAAGATTGGAAGTGTTCCTATTGTTTTGCATCGTGTTCCTAAAGGAAAAGTCAAGACTTTGACCGTCAAGCAGAACAGGGTTGGTCAATGGTTTGCTACTTTTGCGTGTGAAATTCCAGATAAAGCTATTATTCATTCTTCTACTGAAAAGATTGGCATTGATGTGGGTATTGAGCATTTAGCAACACTCTCCAATGGGGAAATTATTGAAAATCCTCGTTATCTCATTAAATCTGAAAAGAGAATCAAGACATTGCAGAGACGTTTGTGTAGGAAGAAAAAAGGAAGTGCGAATCGAAGGAAATCTCGTTTCAGATTGGGAAAGCAACACTTGAAAGTTTCCAATCAACGGATTGACTTCTTGCACAAACTCTCCCATAGAATAGCCAAATCCAACTTTTTTATTGCTGTTGAAAAATTGAATATTAAAGATATGGTTAAAAATCATATTTTCGCTAAAAGCATAAACGATGCTTCTTGGAATAATTTCACTAAGATGTTGTCCTACAAAGCTGTAACAAGCGGTGGGCGATTCATAGAAGTTAATCCAGCGAACACAAGCAAGACCTGTTCCAATTGTGGAATTATCAAGGAGATGCCTTTGTCTGAAAGACAATTTTCTTGCCCAAAATGTGGTTTTGTTTGCCATCGTGACTTGAACGCCTCAATTAATATTTTGAAAGTAGGTACGGACTGTGCCGAACTTAACGCCTGTGAACATAATGTAAGACCAACATCGTTGGCTGTTGTGGATGAAGCAGGAACTATAACGACAAAACCTTCAACAAGCTCTGTCGTTGGAAGCTCCATCCTTAAACCGAAGGTTTATGTTGGAGAGGATGTCACTCCTGTAGTTATTTCTAAGAATTCCCCCTTTGGCCAACCACATTGCCCCAGTTGTAGATTTTATGAAGAATCAGATGACGGATTTGAATGACAAAACTTTACATCAAGAAGTTCGGAAATGAGTATTATCTTTGCTCTAAAAAAAAGATAAAGGGGATTAGAAAATATAAAGTAGATTTTTATGCAAAGAAAGGAATGGGAATCGGAAAAATCTATAATCCCATTGAATTGCATGGGAAATGGTATCGTTTGAAAGTCGAAATCATAGATAAACCTACTATGGCTTAGTTTTTCTTCAATTTAATAAATTCGTAACCAGCTATTCCTATAACTGTATCAGCAACAATGTTTTTAAATGATTCATTATCTCCAAAAATGTCCTTATTCTCAAATTTAAGAATATTCTCAAAAACTTCGTATCCGATAATCAATGAATAGGCTGAAGTTCTTGATAACTTCATCAAACCAAGAATTGCTCCAGCTCCGAAGTGAACCAGAGACCATCCATCAATAAGTTCTTGTCCCATTATTTCCACATCCTTGATCTTTCCTTTTGGAAGCCCCGCACTTTAGTGCGTGGGAGGATGTCACGCTAATCTTCTCACAATTAATCTTTCTTCTCTACTAATCCAAAACAAAGCATAACTCTCATTGCGAACACATTCTCCCTGTTGATTTAAACAACCAACAATAGCAGTTACATTTGTGTCTTTTTGTAAAACCCATCTCCCAAATCGAGCTTGTGCTTGTTGCGGATTTAAATTTATACTCGTTTGTATTGGAGCACCGGCGAATAAACCATCACCAGAAACTTTAACACATATTAATTGTGATACAGAACTTATATTGCGAACAGAAGCAGTTATGGTAACAAAAAGTTCATCATGACCAATTTCTTCAAATTCTATCAATTGCCCACATTGTTCAGGACAATTCTCAATAACCTCCCAGTTTCCCCATTCATTATTTTGAGTACATTGTCTCCATCTCATAAGATCATGTTGCTTATTTATGCAAAAAGGTCCGTTAAAATCGAATTCATTTTCTCCAGATTGACAATCGGGAAGAGGTTGAGGTTGAAAACATTCTCCATCTTGCTGGCATTGATCCTCTCCTATCCCACCAACATCAATACACTGGCCAATATTACATTCTTTATGAGTAAATAAGATTAAAGGAGTGCAGATTCCATTAACACAGAAACCTTCACAAGTATCAGGATCACAGGAAGGAAATAAGATTGGTTCAGGTTCTTCTTCAATCGGAGCAACACCTGGTTGAGCTTTTACAGGTTTTGAAGCTAAAACTAATCCTGCAACTCCTCCACCTATTAGTAACGCCCACAGTAAGCCTGAACTCTTTCGCTTTTCGTTTTCATCCATATAAAGGTATTTAATCAGTTAATTATTTAAATATTGCCGAAAATCAATTTCTATAAGCTTTGCCTCATAACTCTTTCATAAGTTAACTTTTGGGTCACTCTCCTGACTTTTGAGGCAAAGCCATTTCTATAGCAATATTTATATATAAGTATATCCTTAATATATCCAAGATGGAGAAAAGGAAAATAGCCGAAATATCAATGGATGCAAGCGGAAAACAATTAATAGTAAAAAAAGGAGGAAATGGGGCAAGAATCCAATTTCTTAAACGTTTTATAGGATACGAAGTCATGGTAACAGTATATGAAAAAATTAAACAAAAAATACTTTAGAAAAGGTGAGGATGATGAAGAAAAATCTATTGGAATATCAAGGAAAACATTGGAAAATTGAAGCAGATCATACGCATGCTCTCTTTGTAACAAAATTCAAAGAAAATGGAATAGTCCAAACAGAATTAATAGAAAAAGAAGGATGTCCTGAAGAAATTAGCAGTCTTTTAAAAAATAAGATATATAAACTTCTTTATGCTTGGAATGTTAAACTTTTAAGTAGGGAAATTCTCTTAAAAAATGGAACTATCAAATACCGACAAACGGCAACTATTCAGGCACAAGGAATCAATGGTGAGGGAAAAAAATTCACTGAAGAAAATAAGGAATTGAGTGATAATCCGGAAAATGCCATTCTTGATACACCAGAAGAAAAAATGAAAACGAAAATGACAGAATTGGGGAAAAAAGTAACTCTCAAAACATGGCTTTTATTTGTCGGAATTGTTTCGTTAAGCGTGGCAATAGGAGTAACTCTCTACAAATTAATAAATAGGATAAAATAGGTGATGGACATGCAATTTGGTTATGAAAAATTAGACGAATTACTTGCAGGAATCTCTGCATTACTTGGTTGTATTCTAGCAATATTACTCATTATGTATATGGTTCAAACTGATGATATGTATCTGGAAAGCAATGATTTGACAAGACAAGAGATGAGATTTACCAATAGCCAAATAAAAGAAGCAAATTTAAGACTAAGAGCTCTTAATAATGATAATACGCTTATTTTAGATGATCTCAACGAATGTCTTAAACCTGAAATTAGAGCAAAAGATATTCTTGGATCAGAAACAGCTTATCTTATCAATAATGCTCAAGATACAACGGTAGTAGTCTGTAATGGTTTAGAATGCAAAAAGAACTAGAAACCAAACTCCCCCATAGAGTTAGGCGACAAGAGGAACTGCGATGACAACTTCCGTCTCAGAACTATGAAACCCACACCCTTTAGAGTTGGGAGTATGTCACGATAAGAATCGAATCCACAAAACCTTGCGGAGTGCTCATTCAGACTGAACCGACGGTTAAAGGTTGGCTTTAAGACACCTCTTTTTCCAACCTTATTTTCCGTCGGAAAAGGATGTGAAGATATGAAATGTATTTTAGAATCTTGTAAGAATAATGCTTTGACAAGAAGATCTTTTTGTAGAAAATGTGTTAGGTTTATTAAAAATTTAACAGAATTGGGTTTTGATCTATGAGATTATTAATCCTTTCATCGGATTTATCAGATTATGATTGTAAAACTCATCAAGCTATCTTTATAGAAGAATTAGCAAAAAAAGGATATAAAATAACCTATATAACCTCTAATAAAAATAAACCTGAACATAAAAATATAGAAAATATTGATTATGATACACATTCAGAACCTTCTGAAGAATTAATTGAAAAATTGAGAAAAAACAAATATGATATTGCTATATCCTTCTCTGTAAAAGGATTAAATTGGTTTGAAAAAATATATTGGAATCGAATACCAATAATAAAAATTAAGACAATTTGTCAAGTTCTTGATGTTCCTGTTTTTAGATTAAAATCACAATATTTTACTCAATATCATTATGATTATCAAAAAGAATGGAATAGGTATTTTCATCTTTTAAAAATTTGTGATCTTATAATTTCTAATACGTTGATTACTAAAAATATTCTCATTGAAAAAGGAATAAGCAATGAAAAAATAAAAAATATCTATTATGGAATAAGCATACCAAATATTCCTTTGGAAGAATCAAAAGAGAAGAAACGTCAGGTAGTTTTTGTATCAAGATTGAGATGGTATAAAGGACTTGATATATTACTATATGCGTTATCATTAATAAAAGAAAAACTACAACTTCACGTAATAGGATTTGATGATGAAGAAAAACCATCTCTAAAATTATCAAATGGAAATATTCCATTTCGTTATCTTCTCATGGCAGATCAGTTAGGTATAAAAATAATTTTTCATGGAGCAATATCAGATCAAGAGAAATTTAAGATCATTAAAGAATCCAAACTTGCTGTATTTCCAGATTATTCAAAAACAATTAGCGGATTATTTCCTCTTGAAGCAGTTTATTGTGGTACTCCTTGTATCGTCGGAGATTTTCCGATAAATAGAGAAAGATTCAAAAATACAGTAGAATATGTTAAAACATATTACGATACAGGCATTTTAGCTAATCATATAAAATTGAATTTTGAAAATGATTTTAGAATAACAGATATTGAAAAAGATTGGATTCTAAAGAATAGATCTCATATAAGCTATACAAGAGAATTGGACAAAACAATAAAAAAATTGGTGAAAGCTTGAAAATTCTTTTGATAGGAAACTTATATTCTCGTGCAGGTACTTCATGTATTTTTGTTATCAAAGCTCTTCAAGAATTAAGACACGATGTTACCATTTGGGATCCTATAAATTGTATTAAACCACCAAAAAGAAATTATGATATTGCTTTGTCTTGGTCAAATAAGAAACACGATATTAATCTTATCAAAGCAAAGAAAAAGATTCTTTATTATCTCGAAGATGCTGAATATGCAAGCAATCAAAAGGATTATCCTCTCGTAGAACTTTTGGATTATACTAAGTATTACAATCAATTTTTCACCATGAACAAAATCCCAGGATACGAAGATCACTGGCTCCCCATGGGTGCTGATCCTGAACAGTTTAAACCAATACCGGCACGAGTATTTGAGAAAAATGTTCTTTTTATTGGAACTTTTCGTGGAAAAGAAAGAGAAGAATTTATCAATGATGTAAGAAATAGACTTAAAGAAAAAGGAATATCATTAAAAATAATCGGAAATGGTTGGAATGGCCACGAAGGTTGGGCAGGACAAGCAGTTTATCTTAATGATCTCAACTATGCTATGAACTGCTTTAAAATAACAATCAATAAACATATTGGAAATCTTAGTCCTTCACAAAAAGTTCATCAAATTATTTGTAATGGTTCAACACTTTTGATTTCTGATGATAAGGAAGCATACAAAGAATGCTACCCCATGGCTCCTGTGTGGAAAAATAATGATGATCTTGTAGAGAAAATACAATACTATCTCGAACACGAGGAAGAGAGAGAGAAGTTAGTTAATGAAATGAGAGAAAAAGCAATAAAGGATTACCCATATAAAGAGCAATTGAAAAAATTGTTAAATTTCAAAACCATCTTCAACAACTAAAACATTGCTAATATGCGTTTTTATTGTAATTTTTTCAGTTACAAACCTTTTTTTAAGAGGTCCGCTTCCTTCAATAATATTTGCTTCAGAAATTGTAACATTTCCTTGATTTGAAATATTTATATTTTCTTTTTGCGTGTTAACAACAAGATTATTATTGGCAAGAAAAATATAAACTAAAGGATCATTTGTATAAGTTACCATATTCAAAATGGTTGATTAAATTCAGGTACAAAGATGGATTCATCAAAATTGAAATCTGGAATCATGTTAAAATCAATGCAGGGTTGGCCAATATCACATTCATCTTGTCCTATTCCAAAAACATTAATACAACGTCCATTTCTACATTCGGTATGCGAAACAAGTTCAAATCTTGGGCAATTGCTATTCCCTAAACACTGATCTTCTCCTTCTCCTTCAATTGAGATACATTCTCCCAATAAACAAATATTATGTCTTGGAGTCTTGCTTTTAGAAGCCATAGCTAAACCAACAATCGCCAAAACTCCAGCACTACCTATAAGAATCCAACCTAAACCAGTTCCTTTCTTTTCTGATTCTCCTTCGGCCATAGAAAGCATTTAATCAGTTAATTATTTAAATATTGGCAATATTTAAATAAAAAAGTAGTTTATTGGTAGTTATGGTCTCAGAATCTTTAGTCCAGTACAATATAAATGGTGCTTTAGATAACATTTTATGTGTGGAAGAACATTTAACTGAAAATACAAAAGGTGTCCCTCATCAATGGTGTAGTGTCAAGCACGCAAAATTAGCTAGCTCCCATCACCTACGTGAGCTTATAGAGCATTCGGCAGGAGAAGATCCTGAATTTTCAGAAAAAGTTTCAGAATTTAAAGAGAGATTTGATGAAGCAAGAAATAAACCTAAAATGGATGTTGATGAGATTAGAACATTAAGAAATGAGTTTAGGGAATTAATAGATGATCCAAGTTTGAACGGGACAACAAAGGAATGTGGTGTCTGTGCTTTAGATCGAAGAAATGGAGAAAATGCTACATCATTACAAACTAATGAAGAGAAATCAGTGTTACCTTGGGTTGTTGGTGGGATCATTGTTATTAGTATTATTGTATTAATAGTAAAATCAAGGAGATGAAAATGATTAAAAAAGTGATAGAAGAGACATACGAAGAAATAATATAATTATGGAGGAAAGAAAATGGCAAAAAATAAAGCATTGATGGGATTGTTAGTATTGGCTGTTGGTGTAGGAGTTGGAGTTTTGGTAGGAAGAGCTACGAAGAAGGATGTCGCTGCACAAAGTCGGGGTTTAGCTCAAATTCCAAGTGCATTTCAAGGACCTCCAGCTCTATTCGGAGAAACTGCAACAGTACCATTACACGCTAGAGTATCATTAATGTAAGAACATTTATATAGTTTAAATAATTTGTAATATTCATGAAAATTGCATTTTTTTCAATGGATCCTACAAATTATGGTGATACTTCTAAGAGTTCTGAGCTTTATATAGCTGAAGAAATGGCAAGAGAAGGAAATACTGTTTTCTTATTTACTGATCAACGGCAATATGAGAAATTATATGAAAATATTAAAGTTATTGTTCTTCCGATTCAAGATAAAAAATTTTTAGATGAATATGAAGAAAAACTTGATGAGTATAAATCAGATGTTGTTTTTGCTACAAGCATATCCGCTTATGATATTGTAAGATTATTCTCAAAGCGTTGGAATGCAAAGTCTTCAATATTTTTTTTAGATATACCTGTTTGGAATCTATATTTTCAAAACAAAAATGATCATATTAAAAATCAATTAGAAAAAATAAAAGATTTCGATATTATTTTCACAAATACTTCTATAACAAAAAATATAATTATACAATTAAATAAAGATATAAAAGAAGAAAAATTTGAAATAATTTATTATCCAGTTCCATTAGAAGAAAGCGATAAAATCCAAGAAAAAGAGAAGAAACATCAGGTAGTTTTTGTTGGGAATTTATCATTTCATAAAGGAATTGAAATATTACTTTATGCTTTTACTATGTTTACTAATCCCCCAGAATTAATTATAATAGGTACTTCCTATGGTAATGAAATGACGATAAAATTACCAAATGATACATTAATTTCGACACGATACATGAATATGAAAAATGAGTTAAATGTAAATGTAAAATTTATTGGAAATGTAAGTAATGATGAAAAATTCAAGATTATAAAGGAATCTAAACTTGCTGTGTTTCCTCAATTTTCAAGATCAATACCATCAATAGCTCCATTAGAATGTTCATATAGTGGAACTCAAACTATCGTGTCAGATACTTTAATAAATAGAGAAAATTGCGAAGATTCTGTAGATTACATAACTGATTTTTTCAATACACGACAATGGGCTGAAAGAATTTTTAAAGGAATAAATGATGATTATTATGAAAAAGAAAGACGAAAAAAATGGATAATAGAAAATAGAAGCCCTAAAGTTATAACTCAAAAAATATTAAAACGATTTAATCGGCTTTTTGATTAGTTACGATGTCAATCATTTTCTGTAATTGTTTTTCATACGTAAAATTTGTATGAGCTATGACCTGCATTTCTCTTACAATTTTAACTCTCTCTTCCTCGTGTTCGAGATAATAATTAATGAGATTAACAAGTTCTTCTTCATTATGATACACGGGACACATAGGATAGATTTCCTTTATCATATCAAGATCACTTAAAATAAGAGCTCCTCCAATAGCGGGTTTTTCAAAATCAGCAGTACTAAAACCATTTTTAAAATGTTCAGTAATTATTATTTTGCTTGTTGAAAGGATTTTTGACATATCATAAAAGTAAGCAGGTTTAGTTTTAATTATATTATCCCATCCATTACCCCAAATTTTAAATACATATTTTTTAAGATCAATTTTAGAAGCTATTTTTCTAATAAAATTTTCCCTATTTCCCCTAACTGTGCCAATAAAACAAATGTCTGATTCATATATCTTTCTTTCTTCTTTACTCGTGTTAATGAAAGAATGAACTTCGGGAAGAACCCCAAAAGGAAGAAAATGATAACGATTTGAATCATATCCTTCCCATTTCATGTTAGTAAAAACGTGCTCAAAATCTTTGCACATCTGATCTATGTGAAATTCAGGATTTGCTAATTTCCAAAATGTTGGATCATCTAAGTATTGATAAGCAAATGGTTTTCCTTTTAGAATTTTTGGATAAAATGGTCTATTCGTCCAAACTATGCAAATATCAAAATCCTCATTTATGTTTTTTTTTTCAATCACATAATTATAAAAATAAACGGAATGTCCTAAATTATTTAAAGCCTTTGCTACTAAAAGAGCTGTATTTCCTTCTGAAAATAAACTTGCAACGAGTAAAATTTTCAAAATCCACCACCGACAATTTTCTGAATCATTTTCTGTAATTGTTTTTCATACGTAAAATTTGTATGAGCTATGACCTGCATTTCTCTTACAATTTTAACTCTCTCTTCCTCGTGTTCGAGATAATATTGTATTTTCTCTACAAGATCATCATTATCTTTCCATGTAGGAGCCATGGGGTAGCATTCTTTGTATCCTTCGGTATTTCCATCGAGCAAAAGGCAACTACCTGTACATGTTATAACGTGAACTTTGTCAGAAGGAGAAATGTCGCCAACATGGATGTTAAAAACAATATCAACATTATTAAGAATTTCATTAAGTTCAGAAAGATAAAAAGGTTTTCTACTCCAATTTTCAAAACCTTTCCAACCATTACCACAAATGTAAGTTTTAATTCCTTTCTTCTTTAATTTTTTCTGAATTTCTCTTACAAAATTTTCCCTATATCCTTTTCTGTTCGTACCAAAGAAAAGAACACTTTCTGTCTGCCTTTTTATTTTCTCTATTTTAAAAAAAATATCAGGATCAGCACCCATAGGGAGCCAGTGATCTTCGTATCCTGGGATCTTATTAAGAGAAAAGAATTGATAATTATATAATTTTATAAGTTCTTCAAATGATATATCATGTTTATCTTGATAAAATTTTTTAATATAAAATGGGTCATCTAAGTAAAATAAAATTTTATATTTTGAATTTAAATAATTTGGATATGGTATTTCATTTGACCAAACAAGCGATAAATCAAAATATCCTTCAGGAGGTTTCTTTTTGACTCTTAAATCCCATATTTTAACATCATGACCTAACTCCTGTAATGCTTTAAATACAAGGATTCCTGTTGCACTAAAAGTAAAATAGAGATCACAAACAAGAAGAATTTTCAAACTCGCACCTCTTCTTTAAGGAAACATTCTTTAAATAAATCTCTAAACGTAACAAATTCACATCCTTTAGTTTCAAAATCGAATAATGATTTATCAAGCTTATCAAAGATAATCTGAATATCATCTGGATTACGTTCTTCAATATCTATTTTTGTCCTAATAATCTCATAATCTTCAGGCAATGGTTTGTTGCATTTTTTCAACATTATAATATTTTTATTCCAAAGACAGGCAGTAAAACCAAGATTTTCTAAGATCTTTGGAGTTATCTTATCATCCATTCGATCATATGGTGGATTAAAACAATAATAATCCTTTGGCATATAGGTCCCAACCTTTCTATAACCCTGTTTTATCATAATATATTGTGGTTTCTTAAATCTTGTGCATTCCGGAGGGTATGAATTCGTATGACCTTGCTGCCCTATTTCAATCCAATGTTTTCTTTCTCTAAACCAATCTTTAAAATATGTATTTTTGAATATATCTTTTTGAAAATCACCTTTCCACATTGGAACAGCAAAAACATTCACTTTTATACTTGGATGGTTCTTCTTTAAAACATCCCAAGTTGTCTTCCATATTGGGATCACATCCGGTTGCATGCACGAGACAGTCAACAGAATCTTCATGATTGAAATAAACTAAATAAACTATATAAATATTCCTATTTTTTTACAGTTACAACATTTACCTTCCTTTGTTTTTTTAGCCATACACCAACATATCTTACAAAAACTAATTTTATCTCTCGTGGCGAGAAGACTCCGACCTTGCCCGTAGGCAGGTGGGAGATGAATCGGCTTAAAAACCAATAAATATATAAATTCAAACATAATCTACACCTCTATGAGCTTGTTGATGTATCAATATCGCCTGTACCCTTCTAAAAAACAGAAGGTTAAGATAATAACTTCTTTGAAAGTTTGCAAAGCAATATATAACAAGCTTCTTGAATCGTCTATCAATACTTATAAAACAACTAAGAAGACACTTAGAAAGTTCGACTATAACAAACTGATAAAAGGGAAATATCCTATCCATTCTCAAGTTGTACAGAATGTTTCTGATAGAGTTCACAAGGCATTTTCTAACTTCTTTCGTAGGGTGAAAGATAAATCCTGCAAACAAAAAGGTTTTCCAAGATTCAAAAGCAGAGTTAATAGCATCACATTTCCTCAAAGCGGATTTAAGATATTGTCTGAAAAACGATTGCATCTTAGCAAGATAGGCAATATTCCCATCATCTTGCATCGTATCCCTAAAGGTAAGATTAAGACACTGACCATCAAACAGAATAAGATTGGTCAATGGTTTGCTATCTTCAGTTGTGAACTTCCAGACAAAGCCGTTGTCCATCAATCTAAAGAAAAGATTGGTATTGATGTTGGTCTTGAGAACTTTGCTACCTTGAGCAATGGTGAAGTCATAGCTAATCCCAGACATCTTATCCAATCCGAACACAGACTTAAACTCTTGCAGAGAAGACTTAGTAGAAAAGTCAAAGGTTCTGCTAACAGAAGAAAAGCAAGATTTAAACTGGCAAAACAACATCTGAAAGTCAGTAACCAAAGTGCTGACTTCTTGCACAAGCTCAGCAGGACAATAACTAATAATTTTACTATCATCAATGTTGAGAAGCTCAATATCACATCTATGCTGAAAAATCATATTTTCGCTAAAAGCATAAACGATGCTTCTTGGAATAATTTCACTAAGATGTTGTCCTACAAAGCTGTAACAAGCGGTGGGCGATTCATAGAAGTTAATCCAGCGAACACAAGCAAGACCTGTTCCAATTGTGGAATTATCAAGGAGATGCCTTTGTCTGAAAGACAATTTTCTTGCCCAAAATGTGGTTTTGTTTGCCATCGTGACTTGAACGCCTCAATTAATATTCGAAATGGTATGGGCGGACTGCCCAAAACCTATACGCCTGTGGAGACAACACCCCTACAGCCGAGCAATCGGTTGCAAGTATTGCCAATGAAGCAGGAACTATAACGACAAAACCTTCAACAAGCTCTGTCGTTGGAAGCTCCATCCTCAAAATCTATGATTTTAGGGTGGAGAGGATGTCACATTTGCTCCTTTGAGATCAGCAAAATATTCTTTAACAATTTCAATAGCTTTTTTTGAATTCATTTTTATCTTCTCTTTATCTTATATTTTATACCAAATAATTCTATTTCATAATACAATAAATTATCTTTTCCAAAATGTTGATAATTTATTAATTTTTTTATCATCTGCACACCAAGTGATAAAGGATTAATGCCTTTACCAATTCAAATATGATAAATAACCCAATAATCCAATATATATTTTTCTTTAATTTTTTCAGTAGATTAATAGATTTTTCAGTAGTCTCTTTCAGGTATTCAAAGTTTCTTTTCTGAAACTCTTTTATTTTTGGAATAGATTCAGTCATTTTTTCATCTCTTTGTTAATTTTACAGCAAGATCAAGAGTTTCAGCAAAATAGAGTCCGAGTTTGTCTCTCGCTTCTTCGTAGGTTTTTTCATACGTTCTTGCATTATCCCATGCAATCTTCATTGTCATCCCTAAGAAAGCAGGATCAAAATTCTTATCTTTCATATCTTGTTGCCATTTACCTGATGTTATTGATATTGAATTTCCTCTCTTTTCAATTATCTCTTCTGCTTTTTTTATAATATCTTCATCAACAATTCTTTGACAATTATAGCAGAGTAATTTATTATAATTTTTTGTAGAATAATCATACTCTTTCAAGGTTAATTTAACATTACATTCTGCACAATTATAATTTTCCACTTTACATCCCTCTTTCTTTCTTTATTTCGCTATAGGCCTCATTGATCTCACTCATTCTTTTTGTAAATTCTATTCGTGCTTCTTCGCTTGTTGTCATGTCAGTATGAAATGGAAACGCAAAACAAGGAAAAAAACTCGCAGCTTGATTGGTGCTTGGAGTGCAAATCAACTTTTGAACTTTATCCAATACAAAGCTGCAATGCTCGGCAAGAGCATTGTCTTGGTAAACAGTCACTATACGAGTCAAGCTTGCAATAATTGTGGAAACATCCGCAAAGCCAATCGTAAAGGCAGGATGTTCCAATGCTGTGTTTGTGGTTATTCGTTGCATAGTGACCTTAATGCTGCCCGTAACATCGCTTGTCTTGCCAAAGGCGGGACGAGCAGGCTGGTTGTCAACCAGCCAATCGTAGCGTGCGATGAACTCAAAGCGTCACTTCGTGATGAATTGCGAGCGAGCATAGTTACAAGCTCCGCATCTAAGATGCGGGGTAGTTGACTCACACCCATACGTTGAAGATTCTCTCTGATCTCCTCAACAATAGTTTGAAGATATTTACTGGGTGGAACTTTCAATTCGAGTTTTCCTTTCGTTATTTTCATTGCTATACCTCTTAATATTTAAAATCTTTAACAACTTTATGTAACTTATTATCTCATTTCCACAATCTGATGATCATTAACATTCTTATAGATCTTAAATGTATGATTACAAAAGACGCATCTTTTCTTGCATCCGACTATATTCTTTATTCGATTCTGATAGGATTGCTTATGCTTGCATTTTGGACAGATTGTTTTGATGATCATGTTCAATTCTCTTTCGTAAAGTTCAACTTTTTTCATAAAACGTGTGCGAGGATACCTAAAGTTTTAACTTTGGGAGGAATTGCCAGTCGTCACCTCGTTTAGTATATGATTATAGACTTGTTCAACTTCTTGTTCTGTCGCTTCGTGAGT